ATCGACCCAGCCGCCCTGGCATTTGGCGCCAAGAAACACTCAAGGCGACCGAAGCAGTGACGAACAACTAGACGTCTCCTCCTCGGTAACCGCGGGCGGGTGACGCTCGGGGGGTCCGGCTGAGGTTGCATGGGACCTCAGGCCCCCGACGTCACCCGCCCGCTTCCGTCTGCCCGGGCAGCGGCCACGTCGGGTCGTCGCGCAACCGCGCCACCGCCGCCTCCAACACCCGAACCGCCTCATCGCGGCTCAACCGCAACGGCCCGGCGTCGTAAATCGCGATCGTCACCTGACCCGGCCCGCCGATCGGGATCACCTTCACCACCACGCCCGCCGTCGCACCGTCGTGTTCAGGCAACGGCTTCTCCCGACGTGCCAGGCGCCGCATCTCCTCGTCGCTCCGCCATCGTCACGACCGCCGCGGTGCTCACTCGTTGTGCCGGAAGTTAGCCAGGTCTTGCACCACGGCCTCGGCCGTGCCCGGGTTCACCGCCGTGCGCATGAACCGGCGGTACGCCGTGTCGGTCTCCACGACGATCGTTGACTGCAGCACGTACAGGGCATGGCCCCGCGCATCGGCCGGTGTCCACTGCGTCAGCTCAACACCATCGCCGTAATGCACCAGGATCTGCGGGCTGTGGTCGCGGGCCGCGATGATGGGAGTGAACCGCAGCGGCGCAGTCGCCGCGTCCTGGATCGCCGGCCGATCATCGCGGAGCCGCGCCACGATGCCCCCCGCATCCCGTTCAGGCAGGCTGAGCTTCTTGGTGAGCTGGGCGAACACCGCCGCATCGTGATCCGCGTACTCACACGCCCGCAGCACCGCCATGCCGTACGCCACCGGATCGGCCGGTGCGAATGTGCGGTCGTTCGAGCACTGCACCGCCACGAAGTAGTCGCCGGTCACCGGCGACATATCGGTGATGACCCACACCGCCTCATCCGGCGCCGGCGGCCCGCTCACACGTGCTCGAATTCGAGGACGGCGCCCGTCACCGAACCACCGTCGGCCCACAACTGCGCCGCGTGCTCCGTCATGAAGTGGTGCCGCAGCCCGGCCGTCGCCGATTCCGCAGTCGTGTAATGCGGCCCCCGCCGCAACACCTGCTCATCCCGCGGGCACACGTGACACTCCCACGTCGCGACCCGCTCAACCCCGGTGCTCATCACGCCGCCCTCCGTGTATTCAAGGTGGACCAGAGTGTGCCAGGTATGCGAACGCACACACACCCCGAAACGTTGCACCGCGTAATACCTCCCGCCCCGTCACCGGTGTCTCTAATGCCGCGGTATGGGGTGGTAAAACTGCCCCGCGAATGGATAAGTTCGGTTATGCCGCAGGGATAAAGTGTTGCCTTGCTCTTACTCAAGATAACGCCGTCAATGTCGTTTACAGAATGGAATGAGAGCTATGCCTGCTTTATCGGGTGAACTGCTGCCGGCCGGCGCCGCCCTGCACCTGCGCGGCCCCGACCCCGACCCGCAGCGCGACCCGGTCGAGGAGTTGGTGCAGCGCTGGCTGATCGGCTACCCGTCGAAGAACAGCCGCGACGCGTTCGGCGTCGACATCCGCGAATGGACCTCGTTCTGCACCGCCTCCGGGATCGACGCCCGTTCCGCGCGCCGCTTCCACGTCGAGGCGTGGATGCGGGCCCTGGAACAAGACCCGCGGGAATTGGCGCCGGCGACCCTCGCGCGCAAGATCGCCGCGGTGTCGTCGTTCTACACCTGGGCCATCGGCAACGAATACGCCGACCGCAACCCCACCGTCGGGGTCAAGCGCCCCAAGCCGCAGGTCGACCCGACCCGACACGGCGGCCTCACACTCGACCAGCTGCGGCACCTGCTCGCCGCCGCCGACACCGACGACCACCGGCAGGCCCCCCGGGAGCGGTTCGCGCTGCGCCTCATGGCCCTCAACGGGCTGCGCGTCGGGTCGCTCGTCGGCGCCAACACCGGCGACCTCGGCCAGGTCCACGGGCATCCCGGCATCACCGTGCCGGTCAAGGGCGCCAGGAAGCAGTTCACTCCGTTCGCCCCCTCCACCCTCGCCGCCCGCGACGCCTACCTCGAACACCTGCAGCGGGCGCCGTGGATCCGCGCCGGCGTCATCGTGCACCGCGATCAGGCGCGCGGCCCGGCGAAGTCGCCGCTGTTCACCCTGTACGAGACGGGGGCGCGGGCCACCGCAAGCTCCTTCACGTGCGCCCTCACCCGCCTCGCCCGCCTGGCCGACCTGCCCGCCGATGTCGCCGAACGCATCACACCGCACTGGCTGCGCCACACGTTCGTCACCCTGTCGCTCGCCGCCGGCGTCGAACTGCACCACGTCCAGGACGGCGCAGGGCACTCCAACCCGGCGATCACCCGCGGCTACGACGGCAACCGCAACTCGGTCGAGAACCACGCCACGTACCGCCTCGACAGCGTCGTCACCGGCCCGTGACGCTGTCACACCGCTCTGCCACCCTGGCCGTACACCAACGCGAGAGGACACCACGACCATGCCCGCCGACCACCACCACCCGCGTCCCGACGTCCCCGTGATCGACGCCCGCGCGTTCGGCCTACCCCCCGTCGACATGACCCCCGGCTCCGAACTGCTCGGCGCCGCCCTCGCCGGCTGCGCCCCGTGCCAAGCCGAACGGGCCGCGGCCATGACCGACGCGGAGCAGCAGTACGTGACCGGGCACCTGCTCGGCGCCCTCTACGCCGGCGTCATGTCCTCGGCCGGCGGCGCCATGATGGGCCGCCTGATCCTGGGCAAGTTCCCGCCGCTGCTCCGCGAAGCGCTCGGCTACATCGACCGCGCCCAACTCCAAGGCCTCGCCGAGGTGTACCTGCCGTCGCTGACCCGCACCCAACGCCTCGACACCATCGAACACATGCTCGACTACCTCACCGGCCTCGTCGCGTTGCAGCAGGCCGAACGCGTCACGCTGCACCTCGTGGACCCGACGCCATGAGCGGCGAGACCCCGCAGGAGATGGCCGACGCGCTGCGTGCCGTGGCCGACGCGAAGGACAACCCTGACAACCGTGCCGCGCACCTGGTGTCCGAGCAGTTCCGGCGCCTCGACGACGAGCCTCTTCAGATCCTGGAGCGGGCGTGGTTCGACGCCGGGGAGATCATGTCGACCGCCGTCGAGCAGATCATCGACCGGGAGACCGCGAAGGCCCGCGCCCAGGAACGGCAGCGCATCGCCGCCGCCATTGAGGCGCATCGAGGATCGACCAACATCGGTAACCCCACCTGGATGGCTGGCTACCGAACGGCGCAGGACGCCGCCGCCCGCATGGCGCGGGGTGAGGCGTGACGTACTCCGGGCAGCGCACCGCGATGCCGCCCCGACGGCCAACCCGACCGGCCGCTGACCGCCTTCAACATCGAAGTCGTGACCGCCGTAACCGCCCTGGAGGACTGATGACCGCCCCCGCCCCGAAGATCGAGCACCGCGTCGGAGCGCTCGCCCGCCGCGTCACACGCGCCGAGGAAGACCTCGAAGGGTTGATCGACACCGTGTACGCGATCCACCGCCGCGCCGCCGGCCTGGAGCTCGGCATGGGCAAACTGCTCGACCACTTCGGCCTGGACCGCCACACCGACGCCGAAGTAACGGCCGTCCTCGACGACCAGTGAGCGCGCGGCGGGGCCGTGCAGCAACGGCACGACCCCGCCACAATGCAACCCGTGACGAGCGCACCCACGTGGATACCCGACTTCCTCCGGCACCTGCGCACCGACCGGCGCGGCCTGCCCGTCCCGTGGATCAACCTGTGGGGCGACCCCCTCACCAACCCCGACATGATCTCCATCCGCCCCGACGCCACCGTGCGCATGGACGCGGTGTTCATGGACGACGACGGCCAGGACGTGCCCGACTTCACGAAGCAGAACTACGGGCGGCAACGCGCCTCCGTCGTGTACGGGCTGTGCCAGGTGTGCGGCCGGGAGGTGCCGTGGTCCCGCCGCTTCCTCGTATGGGCCAACCTGTCGGTGCAGGTCATCGACCTCGGCGGGGAGGCGCACGCCGCGGTCACCGAACCGTGGCTGGACGAACGCTGCGCCATATTCGCCCTCGAACGCTGCCCCGCGCTGATCCGCCGCCGCCGCGGCGAGGAGCTCGCCGTCCTCAAGGTGACGTCGGCCCGTCAGGTCGCGCTCACCGTCGCCACCGGCTGGATCGAAGGCGTACACGCCGAGGCGACCAAGGCGAACCCGGTGGCGTTGACCGTCAAGATCCTCGCGCCGCAACGCTCGGGCCGTACCGTGACAGCATGAGGACCGTCAAACGGAACACCAGCGACGCCGACGCCGCCAGCAACGCCGCCGCGCTGCTCGCCGCCGCCGACACCTTGGACGTCGACCGGGCCACGATCCGCACCGTGTCCGACGGCGCCCGCATCGACCTGTCCGCACCCGCCGCGGTGTACACCGCCTCAGGCCTCACCGGGGGTGTCGCCGCACCGGACAACGAGGGCGACCCAGCGCCGGCCCAGCCGCCGGCCCACCTGTCGGTGGCCGTGCACGCCTACGACCCCGCCAACGGCGACGACGTCAACGTCATGCTCGCCGCAGCGGCCACCACCCCGCCGCGGACGGTCACGGTCGCCGTCGGCACGTTCACCGTGCCCCTGACCACCGGCCAAACCAACAACTCCGCGGCGCACTTCCCCGTCGGCTGGCCGGGCGGCACCGTCACCCTCACCGACGACGCCTCCGGCACCAGCACATCGGGGCAGCTGAACATCACCGCCCAGGACTCCTACCTCACGCTGACCCTCGACGTCCCGTAAGGAGCCGCCGCGCATCGGTGTGTGCGAACTGTGAACCGTGACCCGGTACCATAACCGGTGTTCCCGGCCCCGCACACGAGAGGGACGAGCCTGTGCCGCGCTGCTTCGGATACACCGCCGACGGTGACCTGATCGACCACGAAGCGACCATCATCCGCGGCGTCGTCGCCTCGATCCTCGACGGCCACCTCACCCTGTCCGGTGTCGTCGACGAACTCAACGCCGCCGGGATCACCACCGCCGCCGGCAAGCCGTGGCAGATCGGCCCGCTCGTGCGGCTCCTCACCAACCCGCGCCTCGCCGGCCTCACCGCAAAGAGCCGCCGCGACCGCAACACCCCGGCCGCGCCCATCATCAGCCGCGACCAGCACGCCCGCCTCGCCGCCCAGGCCGCCGCGCGCCGCGAACACGGGCCGCGTCAGCGCGCCGCCACGACCCGGCTGCTGTCCGGGCGGGTCGTGTGCGTCAAGGACGGGGCGGTCATGACCGGGCACCACAACCCCGCCGGCGCCTCCTACCGCTGCCCCCACGGCGACGGGCAGGTCCAAGCCGACCTGCTGGAGCGGTACGTCATCGAACGCACCATCGGTCTCCTCGACCGCGGCGCCCGCACCGCGCCGCTCGTCACCGTCGACGCGCTCCGCGCCCGACTCGCCGAACTGTCCCGGCACCGCTCCCACGTCACGCAGGCGCGGCGCGCCGGCGTGATGACCGACGCCGAGGCGCGGGTGGCGTGGGCGCGGATCAAGAAACGCCGCCACGACGTGAACCAGGAGATCGCCCGCCTGCAGGAGCAGGGCGACCCGGTGATGCCGACACCGGGGAAGGCCCGGGCGTGGTGGGAGGACGCGACCGCGGCGCAGCACCGCGCGGTCCTCGACGCCGTGTGGGACCGCATCGAGATCGGGGAACCGACCAGGCGCGGCCAAGCCGGCCTGGACGCCTCACGGGTCCACATGGTGCGCCGCCACAACGAGGTGCGGCGCGCCGCCAGCTAGGGCCGCGGCGGTCCGGCGTCGCGCCGCACCTGCTCGATGCGGGCGGCGAAGGCCTGCATCTCCCGGCCGGTCCGCTGGCTGTCGTGCGCCATCCACACCACCCCGGTGATCCCGACGGCCGAGTAGCCCAGGTAGGCCCACAGGGCGCCGGTCTCGATACCCACGATGATCAGCGCGACGAACAGCACCGATCCGGCCGCCAACGACACCTCCCACCGCGGTGCCCGGCGCAGCCACAGAAGCCGCACGAGGCGCACCAACGGCGCTGCCAGCAGCACCGCGTACACGGCCCGTATCCACCGCTGCGTCCCCACCGTCCCGACCGGCAGCAGCAGCATCACGATGAGGGACAGGGCGGCGCCGACACTCGCGAACAGCAGCCACCGGTCCAGGCGGCTCAAGCCCACCGCCGGTGGCCGGGACACCCGCGGCGGCTCCTCCGTCACTGGATGCCCACCAGGCGGCGCACCAGCGCCGCACCAACCACGCCATACCCCTCGTGCGGGTGGGGCCGCCCGACGAGCAGGTCAACGTTCTCGGTCGTGCCCGCCCGGGGGCCGGTGAGCCACCGCCGGCCCCGCCACCGACGCCCGTCGCGGCTCGCCCCGTACACGATCGTCAGCTCGGCAGCGTCCGGATGCTCATGCAACCGGCCCTGCCCGGCGAGGCGCCGCCCCAACTCGTCCATCGGGTGCACCGTCCACACCTCCTGGCTCATGCCGGCGAACAACGGCACGGCGCCCTCCTCGCTCGCCTCGACCGCCGCGGCCATGATGACCTTCGCGATGAACCGCTCGACCTCGACGTCGCCGTCGGGGGCGATCGCGTACACCTTGACCGCGAGCTGCTTCTCATCCGGCACCCCCAGCGGCCCCACCGCGCCGGTCGGCGCGGCCACGACGTGCAGGTGGTGCATCGACGCGCCCGGCTCCGAACTCGTGAGCAGCGTGTCGAGGTGGGCCATGATCATCTCTTCCGGGATCGTCACGCCAACGCCCGCAACTGCCGATCCAGGGCGCCGCCCGCCGCCGTCCTGCGATACGGGGCCAAGTCGGGGCGGATGCGGGAGAGCCGGTCGCGGGCCCGCAGCGACCCGACGCCGCCCAGGTCGGCGGCCGCGGCCGACACCACCGCCGCGCCCTCCTCGACGCGGCGGGCGAGGATCAGGGCGTGCCCGTAGCCGATGCGCACGAGCAGCGACGAGCGGGCCTCCCCGACGGGGTAGGAGCCCGCCGCGGCGCGGAACGCCGACGCTGCGCGGGCCGCGGCCCGCCCGTCCGTCCGTGCCTGCACCAGCAGCGTCATGCCACGCACCGCCGCCAACTCGCCCTCGGTGAAGTACTGCGCCCACACCGGCTGGTCCCCCCGATCGTGCGCGCGGGCCAAGAACGCCTCCGCGGCGCCCATCGACCGCGCCGCGTCCGTGCCCCGCCCCCGGCCGGCCTGCGCCCACGCCCGCGACGCGGCCATCATTGCCCGCACGCCCGGCGGACCGCCCCGCGCCGCCTCCTCCGCCCGGGCGAGCTCGACGTCGGCGGCGACCCAGTCCAGGGCGTGCAAATGAACCCGAGCCTGGCAGTAGTGGGCGCGGGCGGTCGCCGCGCCATCGCCGGCCGCACCCGCCAGCGCGACGGCCGTCGCGAACTGCCGCTGTGCCAAGGGCATGTGCCCGGCGTCCATGGAGGCGAACCCGGCGACGTTGTGCAGGTCCGCCGCCGCCCGGTTCATCTGCGCAGCTGCGGTCGGGGCGACCGGGCCGCGGGCCAGCCGCAGCGCGTTGCGGCAGGCCGACGCGGCGTCCTCCCACACCGCGGCTCCCCCGTGCCGGTGATCGGCGATCCGGTACAGGCCCACGAGGTGCTCGAGTGCTTGGGCGTCGACGGTGCCGGCGGTCATGTCGCCTCGCAGCAGCGGGGCGGTGGTGGTGGCGGCAGCCAGGATGGACAGGCCGGACAGGAAGCGGCGTCGGTGCATGTCGGGATCTCCCCCGGTCGTGGCGTACTGGTCACCACTGACGGTACGGACCTGCGACGAAGGGGCAAGGTGAACATCCACCAGGTGGGCGACCGCCCGCGCATACACCGGACTCAACACCCGGCCGCGTTCCCACGATTTCCAGCGCTGCAGCACCGCCGCCTGCCCCGGCGGGTCACTCATCGCAAGGCGCAGGTGACGGGCCGCGTCCCCCTGGGACCAGCACAGCCAGGCGCGCAACGCCCGCAACTGGGCGGACAGGTCCGCGCCGGGACGTACCCAAGACGTACCCGGCGAGTGGTTTGCTGTGGCGGCCGTCACGGTGCAAACCTTAGCGGCGCCGAGGTGACGACGTGGTCACCGTGCGGCAGGAGCCCCCGCTCGAACACCGGTCAGGCACCCCGGCCGCCGAACTGGTGTTCGAACGCGGGGGCACCTACGAGTTCGGCGCGGGGCGGGAGAAGCCCCCCGCACGGGGCGTGTCCCCGCCCCGCGCCGCCCCACCGTTGGGAGCAGGCACCGTGGCTCAACCCGACCAGCAGGAACCGGCGCCTCGCCGCCCGGTCGACGACCCGCTGACTTGGCGGCTCGCCCGCGACACATCCCACCGGCACAGCCCCGATGTGGACGCCACCTACGGCAGCCCCGACATCATCTGCGCCGGCTGCGCCACCACGTGGCCCTGCACGGCGCGGCGCAACGCCGACGCGGTGATGCGAGCGTTAGAGCGCCCGGCGGACCCGTCGGCCCAGTGGTGCGCCGGCCTGGACTACGCCACCGCCGCCGTCCTCGTCCACCACCCGGTCCTCGCCCACTCGACGGCGTGGGGATGTTAGGCGCCGAGGCCGGCGGGTCACCTAACGACCCCACCGGCCCCGACTGGGCAGACCGAGGACACCACATCACCGACGCTGCCCATGTGACGGCGACGATGCTACCTACCGCCCCCGGCCGCCCGGGGCGCACCGGTCCTCGATCCGCCGGGCCCACCCGTTGTACAGCTCCACGATTGAACGACTCGTGTCCCCCGCGAGTTCCTCCAACTGGGCGGCGAACATGCGGTACTCCATCGCCTGGCGCATCCGCCACCGGCACAGCACGCTGTCGATGGCGGCCCCCACCCCGGTGACCCGCACCACGACCGCCACCCCGTCGGCGCCGGCCCCAAGCACCCGCATCACGTGTTCGCGCATCCGTCCCCCCGGTGGCTGTCGCAACGACGTTAACCGGTCATCGTGTGCGAAGCTGACGTGCGTGGCCGCACTCCCGGACGCACCGCCACCGGCAGACCTGATCGGCAGCGTCACCGCAGCCGCGCGGTGCAACGTCGACCAGCGGACGTTCGTGCGGTGGTGCCAGATCGGCCGCGTCCCCTCCTACCGCATCGCCGGCCGGTGGAAGGTGTCGGCAGCCGAGCTGGATGAGTTCATCCGCTCCTCGCGGTACAGCCCGCCGCCGCTACCGGTCTAGCCCACCGCCCGCTCGTCGTCATCGTCGGGCCGGTGGATCAGCCCGCGGGGGTAGGCGTAGGCGATGATCGTGCGCGACGCCCGGCCCAGCGCCGCCAGCGCACCGGAGATCAGGTCGGTCGCCCGCTCGTCGTGACCGGGCACGGCCGGGCGGTCCAGCCCGGCCGTGTCGACCGTGAGCAGGCTCGCGAGGTTCGCGGTGACCACGGCGCACAGGTGCGTGGCATTGGCCAACAGGTCGGGGTTGGAGCCGTCGCCGTCGTCGGAAGGGTCGAGCGGATCGGCGTGCCCACCGTTCGCGGCGAGGTTCACCAGGCCCGTGGCCCGCGACGCGTACTGCGTCTCGCACGCCGCGAGGAACGCCCGGGCCATCGGCGTCCGCGTATGGGTGCTGTCCCACTGCCCCGCCACCGCCACCCCGGCGCCCGTCACCTGATCCAACCGCTCGGTGTCCTGCGACGGGTCGCAGAACCCGGTCACCGTCTCCCGCCAGTACTGGGCAACCACGCGCTGCACGAGCGCGGCGGTGGCGACGCATGCCAGCACGTCGTCGTGGCCGAACGCCGCGTCGAGCCGTAGCCGCTCGTTGCCGGTGTCGTACCCCAGCTCCGACAGCACGTCGAGGAGACCGAGCAGGTGGATGCGCTGCGCCGGCAGTGGCAGCGCGTCGTCGTCGTCGGTCACCGGTGATTCCTTCCGTGCGTCAGGCGGGCGGTGCGGCGGCGTCAGGGTAGCAACGCTGCGGCCCCGCGCGGGCCCGTGCGCGACACACCCACCACCACCCCGGTTTGGGCAGCTGGAACGGAACAGTGTACCGTAACCAGCACCACGCAACATCCCACCCACGCACCCCGCATCCACCAGCGGGTACGTGCACGAGAAAGGCACCGTCACCATGCCCGATTATTTCGAGACCGGGTTCTGCGTCCGCACCCCCAGCTGGCACGGCAAAGAGACCCTCCTCGCCGAGGCGCCCAAGACGTGGGCCGAGGCCCGCAAGCACGCGGGCCTGGAATGGGAGGTCGCACAGGGGCAGGTGTATGAGGTCGACGGCATGAACCCCGACGGCACCCCGCACTACGCCCCCATCGACGGATGGAAACGCATCTACCGCGACGACACGATGGACACCCTCGCCGTCACCTCCGAGACCTACACCCAGATCACGCACGAGGAGATGGGGCAGGTGATGGAGGAGATCCTGGCCACCACCAACCTCACGTTCGAAACCGGCGGCGTCCTCGAAGGCGGCCGCAAGGTGTGGGCGCTGCTGCAGCTGGACGAGCCGGTCACGATCCCCGGCGACTCGTCCCAGACGCTCCCGTACTTCTCCGTCACCAACCGCCACGACTCCAAGGGCTCGTTCCAGGTGCAGGCCACCGCGGTGCGGATCGTGTGCGCCAACACCTGGCACGCCGCCGAACTCGAAGGCGACCGCACCGGCACCGTGTACTCGTTCAAGCACACCGCGAACTGGCGCGACCGCGTCGAGGAGGCACGCGAAGCCGTCCTGACCGCCCGCCGGTCAATCAACCGGTATCTGGAGATCGCAGAGCACCTGCTGACGGTGCGCGTCACCGCGAAGCAGCGGGAGTTGTTCATCCACGAGTTTTTCCCCATGCCGCCGGTCGGCATGGCCTCGGACTGCGTCATCGGCAACGTGGAGGCGTCCCGGGACGCGCTGCGCGCCATCATGGCGTCCGACACCACCGCGCCGGTCGCCCACACCGCCTACGGCCTGATCCAAGCCGCAGGGGAGTACATGGACCACGTGCGGGTCGCCAAGTCGTGGGAGACGAAACTCAACCGCTCGCTGCTCGGTGCCGAGAAGTTCAAGGGACGGGCGGTGCACATCGCCCGCGCCGTCGCCGGCGCCGCCATGTGATCCCGTCGCCCGCCCCGGCCTGGCTCCCCGGGGCGGGCGACCTCGCCACCCACGCCAACGCCGCGCGTGTTCGCGCGACACGCCGACACCGGCCCCAACCGGCCAGCGCGGGCAACCGCCCGTGACCGCCGCCGCCCGGGTTGACTGGTCACCCCGACCACCAACCGCGCGAGAGGCGAACCCACGGTGTACCCGACGGCCGAGCAGATCACCGACATGATCCACGCCACCCAGAACGGGTGCCGCGCCCACGGCTGGGACCGCGACCCCGGCCTACTGGCCCTCTACCTCGACCCCGACGACCCCGCCGCCCCGCTGCGCTGGTCCCTCGTGCCCGTCCCCGCCTCCACGTGGCGCACCGACGACCCCGACACGGTCATGCGCACCATGGCCAAATCGCTGGCCACCCCCGAAGCCGTGTACTGCCTGTCCGTCGAGGCCGGCTGGGCACGCTGGTGCGGCCTGCTGTTCGCCGTCGAAATCTGGGAGGTCGACTGCGACACCAGCGACCCCGACGTGATCGCCGCCGCCGTCGAGCGCGCCCAGTCGACCGAGGGGCACCCCGACCGGGTGCAGTCACGCGTGGTCGCCGCCATCTACTATCCCGGCGCCGACAACGACGACGCCCCCCACCTCGCCTGCACCTCCTGGCCCGACGGCGCCGACCTGCGCTGGCTGTGGGACGGCCCCGGCCCCTACGACGCCGACACCATGGGCGTCCTCGCCGACTCCCTCTACCTCATCGGCGCGTCCATGCGCGACCTACGCCGCACCGTCCTGAACGCCGGCATCGCCCCCACCGCCGCCGTCCACGAACACCACCAACACGAACTCGGCGCGACAGTCGGGCACTAACCGGCCACGGCGGCCAACACGTCACATACTGGTGAAACCATGAGCGACCGAAAGACGTCCCCGGCGGGCCGACGCAAACCCGGCCGCACCCGCCTGCCCTCCACCGAAACGCTGCTCCGCGAGAAGCAGGCGTTGGAGTTGCGGCGCGGCCGGGCCACGTACGAGCAGATCGCCGCCCAGTTGCAGTACGCGTCACCGTCCGGGGCGTACGAGGCGGTGCAGCGCGCGCTCGGCCGGATCAGCCAAGGCAACGTCGAGGAGTTCCGCCGCGAGGAACGGGACATGCTCGACCGGCTGCACCTGGCGTGGTGGCCGCTGGCGCTGCAGGGCAACGAGAAGGCGGCCCGGGTGATCCTGTCGCTGTCCGAACGCCGCTCCCGCCTCCTGGGCCTCGACGCCGCGCTCGCCGTCCACGCCACCATCACCGACGCCGTGGACGCGAAGATCGAGGAGCTGGTGGCCGAGCTGGGCGAGGTCGCCGCGGCCGAGGCCGCACACCGGGAGGATCTGTGACGGTGGCCGGGGCAGTCGGGGCGCTGTTCGTCGGAGGCGGCGCCGCCGGCGTCGCGCAATGGATCGTCGTGCTGCTGATCCGGCTGTGGACAGACAGGGGCTACCCGTCGCCGTGGCCGGCCCTGGCCGGCGCATCCGCCGTGATGCTCGGCGGCCGGCTCGTCATCGACGCGCGCCTCGCGAACCTGGCCCTCACGATGGGCCTGTGGGCGTTGTTCCTCGTCACGACCGTGGAGGCGACCAGGCCGCGCTACGACCGCGCCCGATCCTACGACGACGACGGCCCGATCGACCTGGAGCAGTGGGACCGGTGACCGCCCGCCGCCGCCGGTGACGCCAGAGTGGCGTGACCTGCCCACCGCGGCCAAGGTGCGCCTCGCCGAACGCCTCGAACGGGAAGTGCACGAGCGGCGCCGGTCCCTGTGGCGGCCATACCCGTGGCAAGTCCCGCCCGCCGCGATCCCGGCGCACGGCACCTGGCTCCTCATGGGCGGACGCGGCACAGGCAAGACCGACGGCGCCGCCCGGTACGTGGTCGATCACGTCCGCGGCCCCGCCTGCGACCACCGCATCACCGGCGGGCACCGCATCGCGATCGTCGCCCCCACCCTTGGGGACGCGGTGGAGTCGTGCGTCAACGGCCCCTCGGGGCTGCGCGCCCATGACCCCACCATCACGATCAAGCAAGGCGTCGGCGGCATCCACGTCCGCTGGCCCGGCGGCGCCGAAGGGAAACTGTTCGGGGCGCACACCCCCGACGACATCGAACGGCTCCGCGCTGGAGGCAACCGCTGCCTCGTGTTCCTCGAAGAGGTCGCGGCGATGCGCCACCTCGGGCCCGCCCTGAATCACACCGCGTTCGGTCTGCGCATCGGGCCCCGCCCCCACTACGTCGCCTCCACCACCCCCAAACCGCGCGCGGAGCTGCGGACCCTCATCGCCCACCCCGACACGATCGTCACCCGCGGCCGCACCGCCGACGCGTTCCACCTTGACCAGGACGTGCGGGACGAGCTGTTCAAGGCCTACGCCGGCACCCGCCTCGGCCGCCAAGAACTCGAAGGGGAACTGCTCGACGACGTCGAAGGGGCGCTGTGGCTGTTCGACCACATCTCCGACGCCCGCATCAAACCGGACGAGGTGCCGGAGCTGATGCGCGTCGCGGTCGCCGTCGACCCCGCCGTGTCCGTGTCCGAGACGTCGGATGAGATGGGCCTGGTCGGCGGCGGCCTCGGCGTCGACGGCCACATCTACATCCTCGCCGACCGGTCGATCAAGGACGCCGGATCCACCGCCGCCCGCCGCGCCTGGCAACTGTGGGCCGACCTCGGCGCGAACGTCATCGTGTACGAGGACAACCAAGGTAAGAGATGGGTGAGAGACGTCCTGACGCAGGTGTGGCGGCAGATGCAGACCGAAGGGGTTCTGCCGGGCGGTAACCCGCCGCTGATCGGCGTTACCGCCGTCCACGGCAAACGGCTGCGCGCCGAACCCGTCGCGTCGCTGTACGAGCCCCCGGGGCGGGTGCACCACGCCGGGATCCTGCCCGAGCTGGAGGAGCAGTTGACGACATGGGTGCCCGAGTCGGGGGAATCCCCGGACCGCCTCGATGCGCTCGTGCACCTCGTCACGCACCTCGCGAACCGGTCGCACGCTGCCGCGGTCGCCTCCCCCGTCGGCATGTCCCGGGCCGCGTTCGGCGGCGGCCGGCCCGCCACCCGACGCGGGTAACCAACGCCAACCATGTACACGCCCGCTTTGCCCGGTAGCCTGCCCGTATGTCGCTTCTGTGGTTCGGTGTGCTCGCGGTCGGCGCCACCGCCCGCCTGACCCGCCTCATCACCGCCGACCACATCCTCGCCCCCGCCCGCCACTGGCTCGTCACCCGCACCCGCACCACCGCGCAAGCCGACTGGGCGTCCACGTTCATCACCTGCACCTGGTGCGTGTCCATGTGGCTCGCCCCCGCCGTGATCGCCCTGGGCTGGTGGCCCGCCCGGCACGGCACCGCAACCTGGTGGTGGTACCCCGCCGCCGCGCTCACCGTCTCCTACCTCGTCGGCCTCATGTCAGCCGCACACAGGGACTAGCACGGGGCCCCTGCACCAGCCGGAGGGAGGTACGCCCGCGTGGCCATCCGCAACCGACTCGGACGCGCACCCGCCACACCACCGCCGCAGCCGCGGGCCATGGTCGCGGCCGCCACCCTCATCTCCCAAGCGCAACTGAAGTCGCTGACGAAGAAGTCGGGGCCGGGCGGCGAATCGTGGCAGGACGAGGCGTGGGAGCACTACGACATTTGCGGGGAGTTCCGGTACGCCGCCAACTGGATCGGCAACGTCCTGTCCCGCGTCCGCCTCTTCCCCGCCTACCAGGACGACCAGGAGGACGAGGCGGTCGCGATCGAGGACGGCCGCCCAGCCGAGATCCTCGCCCAGCTCCACGGCGGCACCGGCGGGCAATCCCAGATGCTCAAGCGCCTCGGCGTGCACCTGTCGGTGCCGGGCGAGTCGTTCGTCGTCACGTGGAACGACGGCGGTACGCAGCGCTGGGCGACGCTGTGCGGCGACGAAATCTCGGAGAAGGCCGGCAAGCAGATCGCGCAGGTCGACGGAGAGGACGTCGAGCTGCCACCGGACAACCACATCATCCGCGTGTGGCGCCCCCACCCCCGCAAACACTGGGACGCCGACTCCCCCGGCCGCGGACTCCTACCCACGTTGCGGGAACTGGAACGCCTGTCGGCGCGGGTGATCGCGCAGATCGAGTCGCGGCTCGCCGGCAACGGCGTCCTGTTCCTGCCCGACTCGATGACGTTCCCGGTGGAGGACGCCGACGGGAAGGTCCGTACCGGCAGCGACGTGTCGGAGTTCATGGCGATCCTCGCCCGCGCCATGATCACCCCGATTCAGGACCGGGACTCCGCGGCGGCGGTCGTCCCGATCCTGGCGCAGGCCCCGCCGGACGCGATCGACGCGATCAAACACATGGGGTTCTCCACCGAGCTGGACGCCCAGACGATCGCGCTGCGCGAGGCCGCGCTCAAGCGCCTCGCGCTGGGCGTCGACATGCCCCCCGAAATCCTGCTGGGCCTGGGCGACTCCAACCACTGGAACGCGTGGGAGATCAACGAGAACGCCATCACCCAGCACGTCGAGCCGCTGATGGGCGTCATTGTGGACGCGTTCGCCGCGAACTACCTGCGGCCCGCCCTGTACGACGAGTCGTTTCCCGACGCCGAACGGTGGGGCATCGGCTTCGACACCTCCGAGCTCGTCAACCGCCCCAACCGCGGCCCCGACGCGATCCAGCTGTACGACCGGGGCGAGTTGACCGGGGAGGCGTTGCGCCGGGAACACGGCTTCTCCGAGGCGGACGGGTTGAACGCCGCTGAACGACGCCAACGGGAACTCCGTGACCTCCTCGGCCACGCCGGCATCGACTCCGTCACCGCCAACAAACTCCTCGAACTGTTGGGGTACGTCGCGCAGGGCCAGGTCGACACGACGGCGCCCACACCCCCGCCGGTGCAGCAGGTGCCGGCGACCCGCACCGACACCGCCCCGCCGCCGCCGCCGCCGCCGACGGCGCAGCCGCGCGCCATACCGCAACGCCCCGCCGCGTCCATCCACCACGACGACGGGACGCTGCTCGCCGCCACCGCCGTAGCGCAGTACGCCGCATCGGCCGCACTCGAATACGCCGGGAAACGGCTCCTGGCCTCCGACCGCTCCTACCGGTCGCAGTACCGGGACGTCCCCCACCACGAACTCCACGCCCACATCCTCGTCGGCGGTGAAGACGTCGGGTTCCTCCTCGACGGCGCCTTCCGCACGTTCGACCAGCTGCCCGACCTGGCGCCGGTGCGACACGTCGTGGAGCGGCACGTCACCGCCCTCCTGTTGTCCGGTAACCACCTGGACCGCGGCGCCCTGTCTGAGCAGGTCGCCCAGTCCCTCGGGAAGCTGGCCCGGGCATGACCGCGCCGCGCCCCATCGACGGCGACCAGCGCGCCGTCCTGGACCAGGCCCACGCTCTCCTCGCCGACTTCGACGCCCGCCACGACACGATGCTCGCCGCCGCCCTCGCCGCCCTGGACGAATTCCTGGCGCTGGTGCGCGCCGCCGTCATGGGCCTCGGCGGCGGCGTCGACCTGGACCAGTTCCCGACGGGGCAGCAGTGGGTGGCGATCGCCCACCGCCACCTCGACAAACTCATCGGCGCGGCGTTCACCGACGCGTACCTGTCGGTGTTCGACCGGGCCGCCATCACCGACGCCGACGCATCCGACATCGCCAACGTCAACCCGTTCGTGCAGCACCACATCGAGACCGTCACCGACCGGCTCCGCGACTGGCCCCAAGGGATCTTCGAGGAGATCCGGGACGAGCTCCACGCCTCCATCCGCGCAGATGAAACGGTGGAGCAGCTGCGGGACCGCATCGGCGCCGTCCTGCGCATCGACCACGCCCCCGACGGGCAGTGGCAGTGGCGCGCGGACCGGATCGCCCGCACCGAGACCGCCGCCGCCGTCAACGGCGGCGCCCACCAGGCGCAGATCGCGTTGGCGGCCGCCACCGGCCGCCCGATGCGCAAGCAGTGGTTGGCGACCAGCGATGAGCGGACCCGCCATTCCCACGCCCGAGCGAACGGGCAGGTGCGGCCGCTCGGCGAACCGTTCACCGTCGGCGGACACCACCTGCAGTTCCCGGGCGACCCCACCGGCCCCGCCGAAGAAGTCATCAACTGCCGATGCGCGGTGCTGTTCCTGCACCCCGACATGGACCCGTTCGACCTGGCCCCCATCGGGGACAGCGAAGACGAGCCGCTGACCGCCGCCGCACCGGAGGGCCGCACTGTGACCGCACCCGCACTCACCGACGAAAACATGCCAGCAAATATGCCGGCGGCCCTGCCGGACGGGTGGCGTGGCATCCTCGCCCCGCTCGACGCCCCGTCCGGGGACGGCCGCATCATCGCCCACCCCGGCCAGCAGTTGCAGGTTCGGCCCCTGCCGTTGCCGCTGCTGGCGCAGGAGCAGCTGGCGGACGGGCACGAGGGCGCCGTCGTCGTCGGCCTCATCGACCGCGTGTGGATCGAAGACGGCGCGCTGTGGGGCGAAGGACGCCTCGACCTCGCCGACGACGCCGGCGCCCGGTGGGCCCGACGCCTCGCCGACGGGTACGCCGGCTGGGTGTCCGTCGACCTCGACGCCGTCACCATGACCGAGATGATGCGCAACACCGCCACCGGCGACATTCTCGACATCCCGCAGGTCGCCGACGTCGCCGGCGGCGACCCGGAGATGGCGGGGCTGATGGACGCACTGCTGCCCTCGGCGATCCCCGACGGCCACGAGCTGGTGTACCGGGCCCTGCCGTGGCGCCTCATGTCCTCCACCCTCGTGTCCCAGGCCGCGTTTCACGAGGCGCGGGTCGCCGCGCTGTGGGGCTACACCGGGCCGGGCACCGGCAGCGAAGCAGCACTCGACACAGGAGACGCCACCATGGCGACCGAACCGACGTTCGCGTTCCCGCCGAAGAAGACCGCGCCGGTCGACGGGGGCAAGCCGCCGGCGACGCCGGGCGACGCGCCGCAGCAGCTACCGAAGGTCGGGGACAGGGTCGTGGTCGATGACCCCGCCGCCGGCGGCCCGGGTGAAGTGACCGCGGTGGACACCACCGTGGACCCCGTCATGGTCACGGTGCAGCTCGACGCCGGCGGCCCCGTTGAGGTCACCGTGGACAAGGTGTCACCGGAGCCGGCCGCGCCGCCGCCGAAGAAGAAGCCGGCGCCGTTCCCGCCGAAGTCGGCGGCCCGCGCCGCCCGCGCGCTCACCGCCGGCGGCCGCGCCGCGCCCCCTCGGGAGTGGTTCAACGACCCGAACCTGGACGGGCCCACGCCGCTGACCGTCGACGGGGCCCGCGTGTACGGGCACCTAGCCGTGTGGGACACCTGCCACATCGGCATCACCGACACGTGTACCACCCCGCCCCGCACCGCCACCGGCTACGCCCTGTTCCACACCGGCGAGGTCGTGTGCGCGGACGGCTCGACCGTCCCGGTCGGGAAGGTCACGCTCGGCACCGGGCACGCCGACCCGCAGGCCGGGTTCCGCGGCGCCACCGACCACTACGACAACTCCGGCAGCGCCGTCGCCGTCGTCCGCGCCTACGAAGACCCGCACGGCATCGCGGTGGCCGGGGCGCTGTGCCCCAACGCCGACGACACCGCCGTCGCCGCGCTGCGCCGCTCCCCACTGTCCGGGGACTGGCGGCGCGTCGGCGGCAACCTCGAACTCGTCGCCGCCCTCGCCGTCAACGTCCCCGGCTTCCCGATCGCCCGCCCCGCCCTGGTCGCCACGGCCGGCGACATGGGACGCCCCGAGTCGCTGGTCGCCGCCGGGGCCCTGCCACCGCGGGACCCCGACGCCGTGTTCCTGGACCGGGTCAGCGGCGCTGTGCGCGCCGCCCTCGATGACCGCGCAGCCAAGGCGCGCCGCGTCGCCCAGCTCACCCCCCGGATTCTGGCCCCGCTCGCCCGGTGGGAACGCACCCGCGCCGCGCTCGCCGCCGCCCGAATCAACGGAGACACTGGCGTCGCGGCCCGTGCGGCCAAGGCGCACGGCTACACCGAAAGGGAGTGACATCGCGATGGGATGCGGATGCGGCGGGGGCGGGGGCGGGAAGGTGTCGACGGCGTCGATGTATGAGGTGGTGACCGCCGCCGGGGACACCACCACGTACAGCACCGCGTCGCAGGCGCGCCGGGCGGCGGCCGCGGCGGGCGGCACCGTGTACCGGGTCGAGGCCAACGGTGGGCGGACCCGCGTGTGATGAACACCGGCCGGTGCCGGTCTGCGAACTGCGCGGCGACGGTGCAGTGGGCCCGGACCGCCAACGGTCGCCTCATGCCGTTCGATGTCGACGCCACGCCCGACGGGCAGTGGGCCGTGTCGGTCGGCGTCGCCCGGCACCTGACCGCCGCCGAACGCGCCGGGTTCACCGGCGACCTGTACAGCTGCCACTTCGCGACGTGCCCTGACGCCGCCTCGTGGCGCTCCAAGCGTTGACCGCCCACCCGCCGTATCGTCACTACCGGTGCGTGCCACTGCTCACGCGCGTGAGGGCCCGGCCCGGGGGGATTGCATGAACCCCGGGCCGTTCGCATTCGGTCGCCGCGCGCGCTGCTACCGTTGACCTCGCACTTCACCGCTGGCGCGAGGGCCGGGTGTGACCACGTCACCCCCTTGCATCGGAGGCCCAGCGGTGAAACTGGCAGACCTGCTCAAGGCGATGAGCGACGACAACGCGGACGTCCCCGGCCTCCTCGCAGGGGCCACACCCGAAGCCCTCGACGCGCTGGCCACCGCGATCGTGGAACAGTTCCAGGAGCTGCAGCAGGGCGACCTGACGAGCGAGTCCATCGACCGGATGGAACGCCTCGCCGACGCCCGCGACGCGGTGCGCGGCGAGGTCGCGAACCGGGACGCGGCGGCCGCCGAGGCCACGGAACGCGTCGCGCAGCTCGCCCAGCGAATCAACGGCGGCGACGGCGACGGTGACGGCGGTGATGACGGCGACCCGGAAGGGCAGGGCGACGGAGACTCCGGTGGCGAGGACGACGACCAGCGCACCACTGGGGACCAGCAGGCCCCCACGGCGGACGCCCCGGACGGTGAACCGGTCGCGGCGGGTGATCCGGAGTTGGTGAACGCGTCGGCGCGCAAGCCGGTGAACCTCGCCGCGGTGAAGGCCCGCGCGGGCACCGCCCGCCTCCCGCAGCGCAACACGGGCCGGGCGACGATCATCGCCGCCGCCGACCTGCCCGGCGTCCCCACGGGCGCCACCATGGACATGGACAAGTTGGTCGCCGCGGCCGAGGCCCGGTTCCGCGGGTTCCCGTCGTCCAAGCGCGGCAACGGCCAGCAGTTCAAGGCGTCGATCGCGTCCATCGAACGCCCGTTCGGGCAGGACGTGACGCAGTCCGCGGACACCGACAACGACTCCCCGCTCCTGGAGCGGGCGGTGGACCAGTCGCGGCTCCCCGGCGGGTCGCTCGTCGCGGCGGGCGGCTGGTGCGCACCGTCGGAGACGGTGTACGACCTGTGCGAACCGGAGACGGTCGGCGGGCTCGTGTCCATCCCGGAACTGGCGATCCGCCGCGGTGGCCTGCGCTACCCGGTGGCGCCGCTGTTTTCCGACATTTACTCCGCGGTCGGGTTCCAGCAGACCGAGGCGGAGAACATCGCGGGCGAAGAGAAGGACTGCTACGAGGTGACGTGCCCGTCGTTCACCGAGGTCAGGTTGGACGCGATCGGGGTGTGCATCACCGCCGGGATCCTGCAGCAGCGCGGCTACCCCGAGATGGTGCAGCGGGTGATCCGCGGTGCGATGACGGCGCACGCGCACAAGGTCAACGCCTACGTGCTCGGCCGGCTGGAAGCTCTGTCCACGGCGGTCACCCCGGTCCTGGCCGGGTTCGGCGCGTGGGCCGACTCCCTGTCGTCGATCGAGTTGCAGGTCGAGGACATCCGGTACAAGTACCGGCTCGATGAGAACGCGCAGATGGAGTTCGTGGCGCCGCGGTGGATGCGCGCCATCTTCCGCGCCGACCTGGCGGTGCGGGCGGGCGCTGACCCGAACAACCCGGCGACGAACGCCCAACTCGACGCGCACTTCCGCGCCCGCGGCGTCAACCCGCAATGGGTGCTCGACTGGCAGGACGCGTACGTCGACGGCGGCGCCGGCCTCGGCCGCGCAACACCGAACACGGCGTGGCCCACCGCGGGCAGGGTGCTGATGTACCCGGCCGGAACGTTCGTCAAGGGCACCGCGGACATCATCAGCCTCGACGCGATCTACGACTCGACCAACATTCGTACCAACTCTTACACTGCTCTGTTCACCGAGGAAGGCGCGCTGGTCGCCAAGCGGTGCATGGAGTCGCGTGTGTTGACGCTGGGCGCGCTGTGCCCGTCGGGCCGCACCGGCATCGGCGTCGCTTACGACTGCACCCCGTAACACGGACCTGGTGCGGCGCGGACGCTCCCTATCCATGAGCGGGGAGCTTCGGCATCCCGCGCCGCACCAGCCAGGCCCGGCCAGCACCCCCGGTTACCACCGCCGCGGAAGGACCCACTGATGACCCGCTTGATCGACACCCACGACGACGCCCACGCCCGCGACGTCGCCCGCGCGCTCATCCGCGCCGCGCACGACGCCGGCAAGGACGCGACGGCGGTGCGCACCGTCACCGGCACGAACGGCAGGCAGGCGTTCGAGGTAGACGATGACTTCCCCGACGTGACTGTGCCCGAGCCGGACACCGACGAGGACGAGGCCGGCGGCGGCGACGAGCAGGAGCAGCCGCGGCGCCAGGCCAGGCAGGCGGCGAAGAAGACCGCCGCCGCGCCCGAACCCGCCGCGACGAACGGCGACACCACCAACGGCGACACCACCAACGGCGGCACCACCAAGTAGAGACCCACCCGAACGCCGAGGCGCGCACGCGCTGCCCCGGCCGCAGGCCGCACCTGAACTACCCTGACCACCAGGAACACACCGCTGGCGCGAGGGCCGGGTGACCACTCGACACCGAGAGGACACCCTCATGCCCGACACGATCTGCTTCCCACCGATCCGCGGCACCGTCATGCGCCTCACCCGCCTGTCCAACTGCGGCGTGCCCGTCGTCGGCCCCTGCTCGGTCATCACCACCGACGGGTTCATCACTGCGAAGATGACGCCGCAGTACGAGGCCGGCACCGAGACGATCGTCAAGAACGCCGCGGGTGCGCTCGCGATCAACGACAAGGCGCCCGACGTCCTGAAGAACTACGACGTCGAACTGACGTTCGTCGGCGTGAACCCCGACGCCCTGGAAATGCTCGCCGGGTATGAGGCGCTCCTGGACAACAACGGCGACACCGTGGGCACCAGCTACGGGGAGTCGGTCACGACGGACGGCACCGCCGTCGAGGTGTGGACCGACATCGCCGGGATCTCTGAGTGCGCCGGGGGTGTGCAGCGGTACGGGTACCTGCTGCTGCCCTTCACCACCGGATACCGGGTCACGTCCGACATCACGATCCAGAACGATGCGGTGAACGCCGTCGTGCAGGGCCGGACCAAGCGCGGCGCCGCGTGGGACGTCGGCCCGTTCGACGTCGTCATGAACGGCGTCGGGACGCCCGCCGCGGGGCCGCTGTTGACGCCCATCACCGCGTCGGAACACATGCGGCTCCTGACGACCACCGTGGCGCCGCCGGTCGTGACCGACGACTGCGGCTGCACGGCTCTCGCCGCCTAACCCCGCGGGTGTGGCGTCGACAACATAAGGACGCCCCGGCCGGGGGAGCCACCGACGCCCCTCGGCCGGGGCCCTGCGGAAGGAACCCCCCGGCATGGTGATGCCCAAGGTGACGGTCGCACCGCCGCCGCCCGTCCCGTTCCGGTACGGGCTGCAGTCCGTGGTGCTCAACCGCGCGGACAACCTCGACCGGGTCCTCGCCGGGGGCGTCGAGTGGGACTCCCAGACGTGCGGGTGGCGCCCGCACGCGTATGTGGACCCGTCGTGCAACGACGACGTCCTGTCCGGCGGCTACCTGTCGGTGCGGTGGGCTCCGGGCACCGACCCGGCGACCGCCGACCTGTACGCCACCCCGAACCTCGACCCGACCGCGGTAGAGAGCGGCCCCAGGTGGGCCTACGTCACCGTCAACGGCGGACCTAAGCTGCGCGTCACCGCCAACACGCTGTTCGCGAACGTGACCCGCGGCGACGCGCTCACCCTCACCATGATCGACCCGTACTCCAACACCGCCGGTGACCCCGTGACCGTCACGATCCCGACCACCGGCACCGGCACCTACCTCACCGGCGGCGAGACACCGAGGATCGCCGGCGGGCTGCGGCCCACGATGGACGCCACCCCGGAGGCGGGGCCGCGCGACACGTACGGGCAGGGACCGTTCTCGGTGTTCATGTCGTTCGACTGCGCCGGCGTGCCGGCCGACCAGGCGCGGGACGTCCTGCAGCGTCGGTTCGAGGCGTCCGAGGCGGCGGCGGTCGAGGAGACCGTGTGGCACCGCACCCCGTTCGGATCGGGCATGACCTCGTTCAAGGACTCGGCGTACAACCCGACGTGGCCCGACACCTCAACCGGCGTCGTGGACGCGGTCGCCCGCCTGGAGGAGGCGTTCTACTGGGACCGCACCGAGCTGGGCATCATCCACGCGCCGCGGTGGGTGTACCCGCTCGCGGCCCACGCCGGGCTGATCGTCCGGGACCGCAACCAGCTCCGCACCCCCGCTGACACCCTGTGGGCGTTCGGCGTCGGATACCAGGCTTCCAACGGCCCAGCTGAGGCGACCGTGTCCGCCGGCGACGGCCAGGCGTGGATGTACATGACGGGGCCGGTCGCGCAGTGGCGGTCGGACGTGACGGTGCAGCCCGACGCCGACGCCTCCCTCGACCGGTTCACCAACAACACCGGCCTCGTCGCCTACCGCACCTATGTGGTGGCGTGGGACTGCTACGTCGTGTCGACCATGGCGGACCTGAAGGCGACACCGGCGGCGGGCGGCGCGGGTGGCGGCTTCTGATGGCGCTGCGCACCGACCTGTCGACTAGCACACCCCGGTCCGAGCACCCGGGGCAGCACAACGAGGTCAACCAAGCGGTCCTGGACCTGGAGGCCAAGCTGGGTGTGGCCGGCGGGATCGCCACGCTCGACGCCGTCACCGGGTACGTGCCCGACGCGCAGCTGCCGCCGACGGCGTTCACCGTCGGGTCACAGGAGGTCGGGTCCGAGGCCGAGCAGGTGGCGCTCGACGTGCCGCGCGGCTTCATCGCGATCCGCACCGACGAGAACCGCACCTACATCCGTAACGCCGGCACGGCCGGGACGATCGCCGACTGGACACTGCTGCCCACCCCCACCGACGCGGTCCTGTCCGTCAACGGCCAGAACGGGACGGTGTCCCTGGGGGCCGCCGACGTCGGCGCCCAACCCGCCGACGACGACCTCACCGCGATCGCCGCGCTGACCCCGGCGAACAACGACGTGCTACAACGCAAGGCGGGCGGGTGGACCAGCCGCACCCCGGCGCAACTCCTCGCCGACCTGGGGATCAACGGCCCGACGTATCTCAGTTCATACAAGTGGGGAGTGGACTAGATGGCCGACACCGCGCGGCGCCTCGTCGGGCCGGTCCAGCTGGCGGCGGCGGCGGCGACCCTGTACACGGCGCCCGCCGCGACGACGGCGCTCATGCGGTACCTGCGCGTGGTCAACACCACAACCGGCGACCGCACATTCACCCTGTCGCTCGGGGCCGACGCCGCCGGGACGCGGATCTTCCACGCGGTCACGGTGCCGGCCAGTGGCGGCGCGGCGGAATGGACCGGCCTCATCGTGATCGGCGCCGGGGAAATCCTGCAGGGCTTCGCGTCAACGGCGGCATCCTTGACGATCATCGTGTCCGGTGTGGAGGTCACCTGATGGCGCTGAAGATCACCGGGGGCAAAGGGTCGACCGACACCGCCACCGTCAGCGGTGTCCCGTCGTTGGCGAAGGGTTTGTACGCGCACGCCGAAGGGACCGCGAGCAACGCGTCCGGCGACTACTCCCACGCCGAGGGCTACTCCACGATCGCGACCGGCGCCTACGCCCACGCCGAAGGGAACAGCACGATCGCGTCGAGCAACGCCGCCCACGCCGAGGGAAACGCGTGTTACGCCACCGACCAGTACGCCCACGCTGAGGGCAGCGGCAGCCAGGCGCAGACGATGGCCGCGCACGCCGAGGGCCTGGGGACGACTGCGTCGGGGACGGCCTCCCACTCGGAAGGGTGGAACACCACCGCGAGCGGTAACTACGGCCACGCCCAAGGGGTCGATGCGATCGCGAACCGTCACGCCCAACACGCCCGGTCGGCGGGCCGGTTCACGGCCGTCGGCGACGCACAAGCTTGCGGCTATGTGGCCCGCCGTCAGACCGCGGATGCGACGCCCGCTGCTTTGACGTTCGACGGCGGAGCGGTCGTCTTGACCGGGGCGGGCGCGAACGTGTTGACGGTGCCCGTAGACCGGGCGCACCAGTTCCGGGTGAACGCCGTGGCCCGCCGGTCCGATGTGTCCGGTGACGTGGCGGGGTGGGAGTTCCGTGGTCTCATCGGCCGCGGTTCATCCGGTGATGCGGCGATCGTCGGCACCGTTCAAGCGTCATCGTGGGGATCGGCCGGCGCCGCCGCCTGGGACGTCAGCTTGTCGGTCAACACCGCCAACGCCACCAACAACTACCTCGCGATCACCGCCACGGGCGAGGCCGGCAAGACGATCAAGTGGGTCGCCAACGTCGAGACGGTCGAGGTCGGCTGATGCGCGCCGATGCGATCGCCGCCGGGCTACCGGCCGCGGCGGCTAATGTTCAGCGGTTCGCAACCCCGGGCACGTGGACCTGGACCAAGCCGGCGGGGTGCTCGATCGTCGTGGTGCAAGCGATCGGCGCGGGCGGGGGCGGAGGCGGCGGGTGCCGGGTCAACTCCGGGAACGCAGGCGGGGGCGGCGGCGGCGCTGGCGGTTCGATGGTCATGCGCATGTTCCTGGCCTCGCAGTTGTCGGCGACCGAGACGGTGCAGGTGGGTGCTGGCGGTGCGGGCGGCGCCGGCGGGGCGACAGCTGGCGCTTCCGGTTCGGCCGGCGGTGCGCCGGGCCTGACGTGGTTCCGCGGCACCGACGTTCTCGGCCTGGCCCTGGCGGCGCCCGGTGACGGCGGCACCCTCACAGCCGCCGGGACGTTCGGCCTGGAATCCAACGTCACCGCCGGCTCATCCTTGGGCCTCGTCAACCCGATCAACCCGACCACGACCGGCTGGACCGGCCTGCGCGGCGGCGCCGGCGGCTACGGGTCCGCATACGGCCTCGACGGCTCCGACACGTTCGGCGATGAGACGGCCCGGTACGCCGCGTCCGGCGGCGGTGGCGGCGCCGGGAGCTCGTTCGGGTCCAACACCTACCTCGGTGGCGGCCTCGGCGGCGCCCGCGGCTACGGCACCATCCGCATCGCCGGTGCCGCGCGCGGCACCATCCTCGGGTCGGCGGGCAGCAACGGCACCGCCCCGGCCGCTGATCAGCCCGGGCTGGGTGGCGCCGGCGGGTCGTGCGGCGGCTCGGCTGTCGGCGGCGGCAACGGCGGCAACGGGTCCGTCAACGGCGGAGGTGGCGGCGGCGGCGGCTGCTCCCCGACGAACGGCGGGCCGGGCGGTAACGGCGGCGCCGGGGGTAACGGCCTGATCGTGGTGACGGCGTGGTGACGCGCGCATGACCGCGCCCGGGCCGCCCACGGTGGCGCCGTGCGCCTGGAACCTCAACACGTCCGCGGTGCCCGGCTGGGCCGACGGGACACCGGATCAGCAGGCGACTGCGGAGGCGGTGGCGGTGTACGTCGTGTGGGCCTTGTCGGGGCGGCGCTTCGGCACGTGCCAGGTTGTGGTGCGTCCCGAGCCGCCGATCCCGCAGGTGTGCCGCCCGTACGGCCTGTGGCCCCTCGACCTGCCCGGCCCGGTGGCGTCGGTCGACAAGGTCACCGTGGACGGCGTGGACCTCGACCCGGCCGAGTACCGCGTCCTGGGCGACGCCGTGTACCGGGACGAGCCGTGGCCGGTGCTGCAGGACCTGGCGTTGGATGACACCGAACCGGGTACATGGTCGGTGACGTACCGCCGCGGGCGGCCGGTGCCGGTGGCGGGGCAGTTCGCCGCCGGTGTGTTGGCCGGTGAGGTGTTGCGGTCGATCCGCGGCGTGGGCGGCGCGCGCATCCCGCTGCGGGCGCAGTCGATCGCCCGGGAGGGCGTGAGCATCCAGATGCTGGACCCGCAGGCGTTTTTGGACGGCGGGAAGACGGGCATCCCGGAGGTCGACATGTTCCTCGCCGCATCCAACCCGCACCGGCTCTCCTCGGCGCCGCGCGTGTGGTCCCCGGACTTGCAGGCGGGCGAGCCGGTGGAGCTGTGGCCGTGGGAGCAGCGGGTGGTGCCGTGACCGTCGTCAACCCCGAGTTGTCGGCGCGGCTCGGTGTCGGCGCCGGCCTGCAGGTGTTGCTGACGACCGCCTTGGATGCGCTCACCGAAGCGCTGGCGGGCACGGTGGGCGGTCCGTGTGGGCGGGCCGTGATCGCCCCGGGTTCGGTGGTGCCGGCCGACGGGTGCTGCGCCGAAGAGGCCGACGAGATGTCGGGGCAGGCGCATGTGCGGCTGTCGCGGCTGTTCCCGTCCCGGGTGTTTCCGCAGCCCGACGCGGCGTACAGCCGCGCGCCGTCGCTCCTCGCCGCCGAAGTCGAGCTGGGCGTGTACCGGTGCGTGGCCGGCATGGACGACGCCGGATACCCGCCGACACCGGAGGAGGTCACGGCGGATGCGGTACGCGCCCTGGACGACCTGGCGGCGATGCGCCGCACCGCGCTGGAGACATTCGGTCGGACCCCGGTGGTCGTCGGCGCCTCGTCGCCGGTGGGACCCAACGGGTACTGCGCCGGCGCCACGATGCTGTTCACGGTGTCGTTCAACCCGGACTGTGCGCCGGGCCTGACGGTAGTAGTGGGAGGGTGAATCGCGATGACGGCAAGCAACGGCGGTAACGGCGGTAACGGCGGCATGGTGCGGGTGAAGGCGAACCGGAACGTGTTCGGTTTGCGGGCGGGGCAGACCGCCGAACTGAAGGACTCGGCGTACCTGCGCAAGTCGATCGAGGCGGGCGCGGTGGAGATCGTGGAAGGCGGCGGCGATACGCCGACCCCCGAGCCGGCGAAGGCGCCGCCCACGGCTACCCCCGCCAACGAACCAGCCAAGGGACAATAAAAGGCACGCCGGGAGGCCGGGCCCGCGGGTCGCACAGCCACACGGGAAGGTGGGGTGGGGACGGTGGGCGTCGCGGTGCGGATCGATATGCATCCCGCGACGATCCAAGCGTCCCTCCGTAACCCGTCGGGCCCGGTCGCCCGGTTCGTGGAGCACCGCTGCCAGGTCGTGGAGAACCTGGCGAAGGTCCACTGCCCGGTCGACACCGGCCGGCTCCGCGCCTCGATCAAACATCGGGTGCGCGTCGCGGGCCGCGCCGTCGTCGGGACGGTCGGCACGAACCTCGAGTACGGCCGGTACATCCACGAGGGCACCGGCATCTACGGGCCCCGCGGGCAGTGGATCTACCCGCAGCGCGGCCAGTTCCTGGTGTTCCGGGTGAAGCGGCCGTTCGGGCCGATGCCGCGGGGCAAGAAACGCCCGGCGCCCGGGCGGCGGCCGGTGGTGTTCGCCCGGCGCGTCCGCGGCACCCCGCCGACGCACTTCCTCACCGCCGGCCTGGAGCAAGGGATGGCGGGCGCGCGGATTCAGTACCACGTGTGACCGGGCCGCCGCCCTTCAGAGTCGTACACTGCGGACACTACGGCTGTTAGCGGACGGGAAGGACACACGCGCCATGGTGTTGTCGTACACGACCCCGACGCGGCAGCGGCAGGTGGTGGAGGTCGAGTTTGAACTCGACGGAGAGCGCTTCACTGCACGTAAACCGAAAGAGTCGATCCTGGTGTACCTCACCGCGGCCGGCTCCGAGTCAGCGACGACAAGCGATCAGATGTATGCGGTGATGCAGTTCATCAACGGCTGCCTCACCCCAGCTGCCCAGTTCAAGATCCAGTCGCGGCTCCGCGATTACGACGACGACCTGGAGCTGGACGACCTGATGCAGCTCATGAAGGACCTGTCCGAGCACTTCGGCGCGCAGGACGCGCCGCGGGCCATGTCTAAGGCGCAGGGCCGGCCGGGGGCGGGCAGGATCATCGCCCCCGACGGCACCGAAGCCCTCGACATCACACCTGCCGGCGCGAACCGCGCGGCGCGGCGGGCCAAGCCCGTCAAGAAGACCCCCGGAGGCAGGGCCCCCGCCTTGCCTCGTTGAAACCGCCCCATCCGCCACCACACAGGAAGGTCACCGCGATGACCACCACCGAGTCGTTCCCGTCGGACGCCGACGACACCGGCCCCGACAACAGCACGAGCGGGCCCGAGATCGCCGCCACGCCGGAGCCGGGGGAGATGAACCCGGGCCGCGACGTGGACGACGGACCCACCACCAGCAACGGCGGCGCCACGAACGGCGACGGCGCCGGCCACGAGGAGCAGGAGCAGTCGTTCTGACCTGGTGACCGCGCCGCCGCTCGACTGGGAGGCCGTCCAGCCCGCCGCGCTCGCCGTCGTGGTGTGGGTGGACGGCCTCCGCTTCGACCTCACCGTCGCCGGGCCGCAACTGATGCACGCCCTGTCCACCGGCGATCTGTCCCGCGTCGTACCTGGGGCCGCCCCACCGGAGCAGGCCGCCGCCTGGTACGCCCAGCTCCTCGACCCCGGTGCGGCGTTCGACGTGCCCGACGCCCGCGCCGTCGCCGACGCCGTCATCGCCGAGTTCACCGGGATGCCGGCCGAAACCGCCATGTCCCTGGCTCGGTTCTGCACCGACAACTGGCTCCTCCTCGACGGCTACCACCTGCGGCACGGCCTCGACCTGCTCACCCTCGCGCCACGTCGTCTCCTAGCCGTCCTGTACGCGTTCGTGGTCGAACACCGGTTCGAAGGGGACCGGGACAAGGCGGACCGGGCGTTGTTCCCGCAGCGGATGCGCGCGCCGACGGCAGCGGAGTTGGCGCAGGACGGGCGGGCGTTCGCGGCCGCGATGGCGATGGCGGGCAGCATGCCGGGCGCCGGGGGCTGAACCTGACCGGGGCCGGCTCGCCCGCCCTATACCCTGGCAGTGCCGCTGGCGCGAGGGCCGGGCCCACCATCCACCGCACGTGGGAGGGGTTCGGGGCCCGGTGACCAGCGCTTTCGCGGACGCCACAGTCGAGGTCATCGCCGACTTCGACCGCTTCGACAACTCGTTCGCCCGCCGCCTGCGCAGCGCGGTCACGTCGGCGTCGGCGAACGTGCAGCGGTCCATGACCGGCATGAACACCTCGATCAACTCGGTGATCCGCGGCATGGGCCGCCTCGCCGTGTCGTTCGTGGCGATCGTCGGTAAGGCCGCGCTCGCCGCGACGGCCGTCGCCGCGTTCTCCGCCGTCACAGCATCAGCCGGCCTGCACCTGGTGGCGTTCGTCGGGGCGCTCGGCCCCATGACGGGCTTGGTCGCTGCGCTGCCCGCCGCGATCGCCGGTGCCGCCGCCGCCATGGGCGTGTTCAAACTGGCGACGGTGGGCGTGAAGGACGCCGTGACGTCGCTCGCCGCCGGCGACCTCGACAAGTTCAACGCGGCGCTGAAGAACCTGTCGCCGAACGCCCGGGCGTTCGCCCAGGAGTTGCGGGCCCTCAAGCCGCACCTGGACTCGCTGCGGTTCGGGGTGCAGGACCGGGTGTTTGCCGGCATGGCCACCCAGCTGCGGACGCTCACGGCGTCCTTGCTGCCGGTGCTGCGGCGCGGCCTCGGCGGCCTCGCGGCCGAGATCAACGGCGCCGCGCGTCAGGTCGCCGGGTTCCTCGCCGGCGGCACCGCCCGCTCCCAACTGTCCGCGATCCTGGATTCGGCCAGCCGCTCGGCGCACAACCTGGGCGGTGCGGTCACACCGATCATCCGTGCCCTGCTCGGGGTGGCGCAGGTCGGTGGGCCGGCGATCGAGCGGATCACCGCGGCGATCGGCCGCGCCGCCGAACGGTTCGCCGACTGGGTGCGGCACGCCACCGAGACCGGCCGGCTCAAGGACATCCTCGACCAGGCCCTGGCGACCGCGAAGACGTTCGGCGGGGTGATCAGCGACGTCGGCCGCATCCTGGCGACGGTGTTCACCTCGGCCGCCGACGACGGCGGCGACCTGCTCACCAACCTCAAAGACATCACCGGCGCCGTCGCGGCGTTCCTCGACTCCACGCAGGGCGCCGAAGGGCTGTCGGATGTGTTCGCCTCGATCAAGTCCGCGGGCGACCCGCTCCTGAAGACCCTCGCGTCGGTCGCCGGGATCGTCACCGACTCGATCGCCCCGATCTTCGCCCAGCTCGCCCAAGCGGTCGGGCCCGGCCTCGACGTCCTCGTCAAAGGCATCGGGGAAGGCATCGCGCTGCTGGTGCCGATCGCCGCCCCGGTCGGCGCCGCGTTCTCCGCGCTCGCCGCCGCCCTCGGCCCCGTGGCGGTGCAGGCCGGCCGTCTCGTCGCCGCGGTCCTCGGGCCGCTCGCCGCCGCCCTCACCGACATCCTGCCCGCCGTGTCGCCGCTGGTGTACCTCCTCGGCAACGCGCTGGTGTCCGCGGTGGAGACGCTCCTGCCGCCGTTCCTCGGCGTCGTGACGACCGTGGTCGACGCGCTGCCGCACCTTCTCGAACTGGGTCGGGTGCTGCTCGCCGCGGTGGTTCCGGCGTTCGCCTCGCTGCAACCCGCCCTCACGGTTTTGCTGCCGGCGCTCGGCGGCATCGCCAGCACGCTGGCCGGTTCGCTTGCCCCGATCCTGCCGCCTTTGGCGGCGGCGATCGTCAACGCGTTCGGCCCCATCTCGATCTACGCCGACTCGTTCGTGCAGCTCGCGAACGCGCTCGTGCCCGTCGTCCCCGCGCTCGCGCAGCTCCTGCCCGCACTCATCGGACTGGTCCCCATGTTCGCGGACCTGGTCAATCTGCTCGCGCAGGGCCTCGTGCCGGTCCTGGGCGCGGTCATAGGCCCCATCACGGACCTGTCGAACTGGCTGACCCGCTACCCGCGGCTCGTGCAGGGCATCGTCATCGCGGTCGGGGCGTGGATCGCCGTGACCCGCGTCTGGACCGGGCTGCAGGCGATCAAGGCGTGGTGGATGGCGCGGGAGGCGGCGCTGGCGGCCGCCGCACAAGCCAACGACGCGCGTGGTGTCGCGGCCACCGCGGCGTCGATCGCGATGACCTACACCCGGATCGCGGCCGAGCGCCTGTGGACCGCGGCGCAGGCTGCGTCTGCCGGTGTGGGCCGGGTCCTGCTCGGGATCGCGTCGGGGCAGTTGATCAGGGACGCGGCGATCGCCACGTGGACCGGCGTCAAGACGGCGGCGACGTGGGCGTGGACCGCGGCGCAGTCCGGTGCGGCGATCGCCGCCGGCGTGTGGACCGCCGCGCAATGGGCGCTGAACGTCGCCATGGACGCCAACCCCATCGGGGTCGTGGTCCTCGCGATCGTCGCGCTCGTCGGCATCATCGTGCTGGCCTACAAGCACTCGGCGACGTTCCGCAACATCGTGCAGGGCTTGGGCCGCGGCTTCGTCGCCATCGCCGCCTGGATCGTGGACGCGGCGAAGGTCATCTGGCAGTGGATCAAGGTCGCGTTCAACTTCACGCCCATCGGGGCGTTCATCTTCGCGTTCCGGCAGATCATCAAGCACTGGGACGACATCAAGGCGGCGTTCGCCGCAGGGGCCGCCGCGATCGGCGGGTTCTTCGCCCGCATGGGCGGCTACGTCGTGGAGTTCCTGCAGTGGTACGTGTCGCTGCCAAGCAAGGTGTGGGACGCGCTCCTCGGGCTGGGTGCGGCGGTCGGCGGCGCTGTCGCCGCCGCCTGGGACTGGGCGTTCGCCGCGGTCCGCTCGGCGATAGCCGCGTTCATCGACCTGCACCGCCAGGTCGCGGTGCGCGTGCTCGGCGCCCTCGGCGCGTTGGGCGCCACCATCGGCGGCGCAATCTCGGCCGCGTGGAACTGGGCGTACACCGCGGTGCGCAACGGCATCGAGGCCGCGATCGCGTTCTACGCCGCCCTGCCGGGTCGGGTGTGGATTGCGCTGCTGTCGCTGCGCGACGCCCTGGCGGGCGCGTTCGGCAACGCTATGGCCGCCGCGCACGCCGCCATCAGCAACGGCATCGCCACCGCCCTCGGGTTCTTCGCCGGTATCCGGGACCAGCTCGCGGCGCGGCTCACCGGCGCCGTCGACTGGCTCCGCGACGCCGGCGCCCGCATCGTCGAGGGTCTGTACAACGGGATCAAGGACCGGTTCCCGGCGCTGTTCGACGCGATGAAGGCCCTCGGCGACGCGCTCCCGAAATGGATCAAGGACGAGCTGGGGATCCGGTCGCCGTCGGCGGTCATGTACGAGATCGGGTCGTGGGCCGGGCAGGGGTTCGCGAACGGCATCACCTCGGAGCAGGCGCGGGTCAAGGCTGCGGCGCTTCGCCTGAAGATCGCCGCGGAGGACGGGGTGAAGGGCGCGAACCTCGGTGTCGGCGGCTCGGCGAACGCCGTGGAGCGGGCGTTGAGCGACGCACGGTTGTCGGCGATGCGCGCCGGTCCGGGCTCGGCCAACGCGATCGAGCACACCTACATTCAGGCGCAGCGCGACAAGGAACTTGCGCAGCTGGCCGAGCTGGACCGGATCGCCGCGGGCCGCGGCACACGGGTCGGCGGCGGCGCCGGGACCGCGGCGACGTTCACGCCGCTGCCCGGGCTGGGCGGCTCGGCCGGCATGGGCATGGTGTCGGCCACGGCGACGAAGGCCGCAAAGACGTTGGCGGACAAGGCGGCAGCAGAGCTGGCGAAGCGTAAGGACGCGCTCGCCGCCGCGGGCAAGCTCCTCGGCGACGGGTTCATCCAGGGGCTCACGTCCACGAACGCGAAGATCAAGTCGACCGCGGACACCATGGCCAAGTTGGTCACCGCCGCCCTGGGCGCGGGCGGGGCGCGGCCGGTCATCGCCGCCATGGACGCCGACTCGCGGCGGCTGCGCGCCATGGCCGACTCGCGGGTCAAGGTCACTGCGGACCTCGCCGCCGCGCAGAAGCGCTTGGACGATCTGATGAGGGCGTCGGACAAGCTGCGGGACTCGATCGCGGAGAAGGTCCGCGGCTCGTTCCAGCTGATCCCCGCGGCCGGCACACGGTCGGTGGAGGCGTTGATCCGGGACATGGGCCGGTCCGTGGCGGCGGCGCAGGCGTTCGCGCGGAACATCGACGCGCTCAAGGCCCGCGGTTTGGCGACGTCGCTGCTGCAGCAGCTGGCCGAGTCGGGTCCGGCCGCCGGGGGTGCGATGGCGGCCCGGCTGGCTCGGGCGTCGGCTGGGCAGATCGCGCAACTGTCGGCGATGTCGGGGCGGTTGGAGTCGGTGGCGACGGCGACCGGCGTGTCGGTGGCGGGCGCCATGTACGGGGCGGGGATCGCCGCGTCCCGCGGCCTCGTTGCCGGCCTGACGTCGCAGCGCAGGCAGATCGAGTCGGCGATGCTCGTCATTGCGCGGTCGATGGCTGCGGCGATCCGCCGCGCGCTCGGCATCCGGTCCCCGTCGTCGGTGATGATGCTGGTGGGGCAGCAGGCCGGCGCCGGCCTGGAGCAGGGTTTGTTGTCGCAGGTGGCGCCGATCCGGCGCGCCATGGCCACCGTCGGGCGGCAGGTGTCGGCGCCGGAGCTGACCGGGCGGATACCTTCCGGGGTGCCGGCCCAGCGGGCCGGCTCGGACCGGCCGGGGTTGCAGGTGAACAACACCATCAACTTGCCCACGGGCGACCCGGAGGCGGCGGCGTCGGCGGTCGTGAACCGCATCGCCGCCGCGATCTGACGAGGGACGGGGGTGCGCGGGTGTATCACGGCTGGATGGCGCTGGGCGGGCAGGAGATCGCGAACGCGGAACGGTTCGCCGCCTACACCGCCGCCCTCGGTCTGCCCACCTTGCATGATGCGGCGCGCTGCCCGCCGCTCGCCGCGGTCCTCGCCGACGACCCGTACACCGACCCGGCGACCGGCCCGTGGGTCGACGCCGCGGTGCCCGCCTCCGCCGGCTTCGCCGGCCTGTACATCTCGGCGATCACCGGCCTCGACGCGGCGACGTCCGTGCGGGCGGTGACCGCCACCGCCGCCGGCTCCGGCGGTGTCCCGACGCTGGCGGTCAACGCCCCCCGCACCATGGCCGTCACCGGGTTCCTCGCCGGCGACTCCCCCGCCGCCCTCGAACACGGCCTGGCGTGGCTCGACGCCGTCCTGCACGACGACTGCGACCCGTGCGCCGGCGCCACCCTGTGCATGCTCGCCGACTGCCCCGACTGCCCCCACGGTACGGACGCGCAGGCGTCGGCGTGCTGGGAGGAGCAGGCCCGCACGTTGCACGACGTGGTGTGCGTCGACGGGCCGCGCATCACCCAAGTTGTGGAGCTGTCCGGCTGCGGCGGACGCGGCCGGGGCGCGACGGTGGAGTTCACGCTCGTTGCGGCGGCACCGTTCATCCACCGCACCCCCGTGGCCCTCGCGGACGCGCTCACGTTCACGCCGCCGGCCCCGGACGCCGGCTGCGCGGTGCAGTGGTGGCCGGTCGGCCCGGGCCGGCAGGTGTGCCCGCCCACGGTCGGCTGCGACGCACCCACTGGCTGCCTCGTGGACCCGGCGCTGCCGCCGCTGCCGTCGATCCCGCGGGCGCCGCGCCCAGCCGTGGCGTGCGTGAACCGGACCCGGGCGGCGTGGGCCGCCGCGACCGCCACCCCCGGCCTGCTCCCGCGCTGGCTCGACTCGGTCCCGGTCATCACCGTCCGCCCCGGCCCCGCCCCGCTGCGCCGCCTGTCGGTGCTGGTCTACGACAACCCGATGCTCGTGGACGTCACCGACCCGGACCAGCTCGACCGCTGCTCCGTGCTCGCCGAGCTGAACGTCACCTACCTACCGCGGGATGTGGAGTTGGTGGTCGACGGGCGGGAGCAGCGCGCATACGTCACGTGTCCCGGCGGGGGTCGGGACAACGCCGACGGGGTGGTGTTCGGCGCCGACGGGGGGCCGTGGCCGTGGCCGCGGCTCGTGTGCGGCGCCGCGGTGTCCGTCGTCGCCCTGGTCGATGACGCCTTCTACGACCCGGCGGCGACGGTGTCGGTGGCGCTCGCCGCCCGCCAGGACGTGGCATGACGGAGCTGGGGTGCCCCGACCGGTACACGGTGGAGGTGCGGGTGCGGGGCGGCGCGCGCGTCGTCGGGCGCCTCACCGGCGTGCAGACGGTGAAGTGGTCGCGGGTGTTGACGGGCACGTCGGAGGCGTCGGTGGTGATCGTGCCGCGCGCCGCCGCGTGCCAGGAGCTCCTCGACCGGGCCGAAGGGTGGGCGTACGAGCTGGCCGTGTGGCGCGACGACGAGATGGTGTGGTGCGGGCCGCTGATCGACAAGGACGACTCCGGGACCGATGTGACGCTCACGGCGCGGGACGTCACCGCCTGGTTGCCGCGGCGCCTCGTCCACGACGGCTACGACACGACCGTGTCCGATGACGGCATGGACCTGGCGGTCGTTGCCCTGCGGGTCCTGGTCGACGCGTTCGAACCGGATGACCCGGACGTGATCCGGCACGCGTCGGTGGTCGAGGCGGGGGTGCGGATCAACGACCGGGCGGTGGAGGCGGAGACGGTGATGGCCGACGCCGAACTCGCCGACCTGGTGAAGCTCGGGTTGGACTGGACGGTGGTGGGGCGGCGCATCGTGGTGTTCTCCAACCGCCGGCCCCTCTCGCGTATCCCCGCGCTGGGGGCGCCGCACTTCACCGGGACGTTGCCGGTGCGCGTCGCCGGCGGCGACGTGGTGACGCGGTGCGTGGTGCAGGGCGGGGGGGTGCGGGGCGTCGCCGGCGGGGTCCACCCGGTGTACGGGCTGCTGGAACGGCTGGAGACGCAGACGTCGGTGGGTGATGACGACGACGCGGCGCACGCCGCCCGCGCCGCCCTGTACACCCCGAACATGCTGGTCGCCGGCGGTGACCTGGGGTTGACGGCGCTCGCACCGGTGTCGATCGCGGACCTGGTGCCGGGGGTGCAGTGCACGGTGGCGGGCCGGGGGGCGGCGGTCAACGTCGCCGCTGACATGCTGCTGACGAAGGTGGCCGTGGAGTGGACGGGTAGCGGGGAGGCGGTCGGGGTGACGTTCACCGAGGCCCACGACCGGTCTGGGCAGGTGGAGTGATGGTGCGGCCGATCCCCCCCGACGCGGATGCGATGCGCACCCTCCTCACCCGCATGAAGACCCAGTTGGAGCAGTTGGCGAACCGGGCGCAGGTGACCGTCGGCAAGCGGTGGCAGGTGCGGGAGGACCCCAAGACCGGCGATCTGGTGGCGTCGATCCCGTCGAGCGGCCGCAAGGTGGTGCTCGCCACCCCCGACGGGACGTGCGGGCTCGTCGCGGGCTGCGTCGCCGACGCGTTGGACCTGACGCTGCAGTTCAGCGGGGAGAAGGCGCCGCGGCTCGGCGCCCGCATCTCCGAGCAGGCCGGGAACACGCTCACCCGCGGAGACGACGGCGGCCTGTACGCCGGCGGCGGCGCCGGCGGCTGGGCCGAGCTTTCGGGGCCGCACCTGGCGCCGGAGCGAACGACGTGGCCGAACGAGGTCGGCCCGTCCGACGCCGCAGATTACCCGGGGCTATGGACCTTCCCGGACGGGCCGTACGGGACGCCGCTCACCCCCGGCACCGACCCGCTCGGCAACTGGAACCCTGGCGCGTTCGGCACGGCGTTCGACGGGTTCCCATTCACCTACTCCAAGGCGCACGCGCCACCGGGTGAGCTGTCACTGCACTTTCCGGCGCAGACCGGCGCCACAGCGGAAGGCGGGTCCTACGCCGGCGTCGAGTGGAACATCGTGCCGTGGGACGAGTGGTATGTGCCATACGGGGTCAACGCCCGGTGGGTCGGTGCCGGTGTCGACGCCGACTTCACGTGCGTGTTCACCGGGCCGTGGCCCACGATCGCGCCTGGGCCGCTGCCGCCGGACCGGTTCATGGACGCCATGCCGGTCACGTACTGCCTCCTGAACTTCTGGCCCGGGTTCTCCCTGTACGTGGAGGACGGCTACCTGTGGGCGAAGGCCGCCCCGGTGGGGGCCACGTTGACGAGGAACACGACGTTGGGTGTGGACGCGAACAGGCGTTGGGCCGAGACCTATTTCGCGCGGTGGCAGCCCGGCGCCGGCACGTACACCACACGGCAAGGGACGCGGGTGCCGTTGGACGTCCCGGTGCGGTTCCGGGTCCAGTTGCGGCGCGCCGGGCAGAACGTGGTGTGGGTGTACATCGGCGACGACGTGGCCACCCGGCCGGTCGAGCAGTTCGACACGTACCTGTCACTCGGCCCGGCCGGGATCAACTTCGACTACTGCCTCGGGTCGCCGCCCAACTTCGCGTTCGGCCCGCAGGTCGGCTGGAACGAGTTCCTGTACCCCTACGACCCGGTGACGGACACGCCGGCAGTGACGGTGCCGGAGATGTGGATGACCGATGTGAAGCTGCGCATCGGCCTGCCTGATCCGGTGTGGTGGCCGCCGCCGCCCACGAACCCGACCTAAGGCCGCCGCGGCGGTTACCCTGGCAGTGCCGCTGGCGCGAGGGCCGGGCTTCCTCCGATCGTGGGATGGGAGTGCGCGGTGGTCAGGTGCAGCGGCGACGCCGGGACGTGTACGTGCACGGTGCACGGCGAGGGCGCGGTGATGGTCACCGGCGACGGGTCCGTGGCCAACCCGTACACGATCAGCTTGGCCGAGGCGGGCGCCGGCTTGGCGGTCGCGGGCACGGCGACCGTCGACATGGGGATCACCGGCGGCGGCATACCGGGCGACCCGTACACGGTGTCGGCCGCGGTGAAGCGGTCCGCGGACGCCGGCAACGCCCTGACGACCGGCACCGACGGCGCGCTGTTTGTGCCGCCCGCCGCTGCGCCGCCGCCCCCGGCCGCGTCCGGGTGGGTCGGGGGCCTGGTCACGGCGCAGGTAGACGCGTGGACCATCTCGGTCGACATCTCCACCACCGGCACCCCGAACGTCGTCGCCGCCAACCGCCCGTTCTCGATCGAGGTGCCGGCGGTCGGCGACTACGTGTACTTGATCGCCGCTGATGCGTCGATCGCCGGGGACGTCACGAACTCCTACACGCTGTTCGCCAACGACTCCCGCGGCAACACGTGGCACCTCGCCGACGTCACCGCGACCGCGCCGCTGACCATCACCCTCGACACCGGGCTGGCCGGGGTGACGAACGTGGCGTTCGTCGCCGCCGCCTACAGCCCGGCCATCGGCGACTCGGTGTTCGTGCTGTCGCTCGGGCGCGGCGTCTTCGACGCGACCTACGTGATCATGGGGCTCGCCCCCACCTTGCCGTGAGGAGCTACCGGTGACCACCCAGTGTGTTGGGCCGTCCCTCGACGTGGACGACGCCGGGGTGCTCCACTCCCGGCTCGCCGGCAACCCCGCCGCGGCGGCGCTGCCCGCCTCCGGGAACGGGATGCGCATCGACCCCGACCGGGGCCTGTGGACACCGGCCGAGCATCGGGCTGTGCAGATCGGGGCGGCGCGGGAGGACGTGCCGGGCGGCGGGAACATCCCGACCGGCAACAACCGCGCGGGGGAAATCCTGACCGCGACCGTCGTCAACCCGTCCGCCACGCGGTCGCTGCTGTGTAGCTTCACCGCGACGTTCCGCGCGATCTTCACGATCCCGCAGGCCGCGGCGGATAACGCCGGTTACACCGGCTGGTCGCTCCTCGCGGGGGTCGACACCGACACCAACACCGGCACCCCGACGCTGGACGAGCGGATCACGCGCCGCGACCAGGGCGTGGCGGCCGGCCCGTCGCGCATGTCCCATTCGGACGTCATCACCGGGCACCTGGTCATCGCCCCGGGTCAGACGAGCTACATCCGGGCCCGCATGGGCATGGCCTGCTATGAGTTCGGGTACGTGCAGCCGCTGCACTTCTACACCGATCTGCGCGGCCTCGGGGTGACGCTGTGATCGCCGAGACGGGGATGGTGGTGCGGCCGGGCGCGCCCCGCAAAGCCGGTCCGGCGCCGGGCACCACCGTCAACTACCGCGTGTCCCAGCCGATCATGGACCTAGCGCGGCAGGCAGAGTCATTGGGCTGGCCCGTCCTGGGCGTGGTGGGCAACACCGACCATTTGCGCGGCAACGGCGACCACACGCCGTGGTCGGCGGGCAAGCAGCCGGGCGTGATCTACGCCATCGACGTGCACCCACCGGACGGGTTCGAGGCCTGGCTGGTCGCCGCGTGCCGCTCCGACTACGACACCGACTGGATCGACTTCTTCAACATCGACGGCCGCCAATACAGCTCAGCTGGGCAGCTACTCGCCAGCTCCGGTGACCAGCACCTGCACATCAGCGTCGCCCGCGGCCACGAACGCGACCGGGTGACGTTGTTCACCGACTACGCCACGGGAGGCGACGGGATGCCGACAGCGAAGGAAGTAGCGGAGGCGGTGTGGGCTGAGGGCGTGTCGTCGCCGACGTTGGACAAGGGCGCGGCGCACGGCGCGCACGAGGGCGTGATCAACGCGATCGTCTCGGCCCGGGCCCTGAAGGAGCTGCTCGACACCGTCGACGGCCTGGTGATGGCGGTGGGGCAGTTGAAGGCGGCGCGGGTCGACCCGGCGGTGTTGGCCGAGACGGTGGCGGCGAAGGTCGCGGCGAAGTTGGCGGCGCCGAAGTGACGTCCGGTCGCGGCGCCCGCTTCACCGCGCGCTACGACAGCGACTGCAACGACTGCGGCGGGATGATCCTCGAAGGCGACGACGCCGGGTGGGTCGATGACGAGGTGGTGTGCTCGTCCTGCTACGACGCCGCAACTGACGACTAGGCGACGGCGGACGATGTCACGGGCATGGACTCCTCCCCGACCACGCTGGTCCCCGCCGCTGGGCTGGCGTCGGCGATCGTGGCCCTCGTCGGCATCATGCTGCGCGCGATCATCTTCGACCGTCGCGAGTTCCGGAAGCAGATCGCCGGGGAGCAGGCGCGTACGGCGGCGGCCGAGGAACGCCTGGAGGAGGAGCGGCAGCGCGCTGATGCGGCGCAGGGCCGGGTCGATGCGGAGCTGGAGCGGCGCAGGGCGGCCGAGCACGAGTTGGGGGTGGCGCGGGCCGAGTTGGACACCGCCCGGCACCGCCTGTCGTACTGGGTGGAGGAGGCGCACAGGTTGCGGCGCCATCTGCCGCCCGGCCCCGTCCTGCCCGACCCGCGCGACCACGACGACGGGTGAGCGGTGAACGGCCCGGCCGGGCCGGTGGACCCGCCGGGGGTGGAGCGTCGGCGGCGGGCGTTGCCGTGGGTCGTGGTGGCGCTGCTGGCGCTGATCGCGTTCCTCGTCGCGGTGACGGTGGTGCAGGTGTCGACCAGTTCGCGGCGGGCGGACCGTAACCAGGAGGTCGCGGCGACGGCGATTGAGGGTGCGCGGCGCAATTGCGCGCAGGTGCGGGCCGCGGGCGGGGTGTGTGCGGTCGACCCGGCTGAGTTGCCGCGCCCGGCGCAAGGGGCGCAGGGCCCGGTCGGTGAGCAGGGGCCGCGGGGTGCGCCCGGGCCGGCGCCGGCGTGCCTGCTCACGGCGTCGCAGTGCCGTGGGCCGCGCGGCCCGCCCGGCCCTGCGGGTCCGCGCGGCATGGTTGGTCCGCCCGGCCCACCGGGCCCGGCTGGGCAGGTGGGGGTGGCGGGTCCGCCCGGCCCGGCGGGTCCAGCTGGGCAGTCCGGCGTGGGCGAGGTCGGGCCGCAAGGACCGCCGGGTGTGCCGGGCGATCAAGGGCCCGCCGGCCCACCGGGCGAGCCCGGTCCGAGCTGCCCAGATGGGTGGACCCCGGATGTGGTGCACCTCGACGGCCGGGACCGGCTGGTGTGCAGCCAGGACGTGGTGGCCGAACCCACCCCGTCCCCCACGACAGCGAAACGGAGGCGACGGCGATGAACAGCGGTGCGGGTGAGGGCCGGGGCGTGTTCCAGCGGGAACCGGCCGTGGTGACCGGCGGTGTCATGGGCGGCTTCGCCGCGGTGGTGACGCTGCTGACGGCGTTCGGCGTGATCCACCTGTCGGCCGAGCAGGAGGCGGCGGTGGCCGCCGTAGCGGTGATCGTGCTCCCGGTGCTGCAGGGGTTGGTGACGCGCCAGTGGGTGCGGCCGGCCGGGTTGTCGCGCCCGATCTACACGACGCCACCAAGCCCGACCCCGCCGAAAATCGGGAGCGTGTAACGGTATATGCTTGTCGGTGTTCCAGCACCTCACAGCACGAGAGGCCACCACATCATGACGGGTACCGAAACAGCGACTCCACCCGCTGACGACACCACCCCCGAAACTCCAGCCGTGCAGACAGAGGACGCCCCAGTGTCGTCCCCGCCCGCCCGCGCCCCCGGCACGGAACTGCTGCTGCACCACGACGTCCCCGCCCGGCTGTCCGAGCGCATCGCGCTCGCTGAGGCGTCTTACCAGTCGAACGTCGTCCCAGCGCACCTGCGGTCCGTAGCTGGGCAGCTCAACGCGCAAGCGGCGGCGATCGCGCTACGGCTACCGGTGTGGACGGTGCAGCAGAACATGCACCTGATCGAGGGGCGCGTGGGGTGGGACGCGACGTTCATCCGGGCGATGGTGCGCCGCGCCGGGCACCGCATCCGCATCACCGAGCGCACCGCGGAACGGGCCGAGGTCACGATCTGGCGCAGCGATGAACCTGACGACCCGTACACCGGCGAGTTCACGTTGCAGGACGCCATCGACGCCGAGCTGGTGGCGGTCGACCCGAAGACGGGAAAGCCGAAGCGCGACAACTGGCGCCGCTACATGAAAGCGATGCTCGTCGCCCGCGCGACCACCATCGCCGTCCGGGAGTGCTGCCCCGAGGTGATGCTCGGCAACGCCTACTCCCCCGACGAGTTGGGCGGGGACGTGTTGGACGAGGAGGGCGCCGTGATCCGCTTGGAGTCCGAACGGGTGGTCGCCAAGACCACGGAGGTCACGGACAAGGCCGAGGCGGTGCGGGCACGCTGGCGCGTCGACATCGAGGGCGCGGCCGACGCCGAGGCGGTGAACCGGCTGTACGCGCAGGCGCAGGCGCAGACGTTCGGGGACGGCACCACGCTGCTCGACCGGCCGCTGTACGACGACGGGACGACGGTGGAGGCGGCGTTGGCGGCGCGCATCGCGACGCTGCAAGCCGATCAGGTGCACGACGCCGAGATCGTCACGGACGCCGTCACGGACGCCGAGGGCGTGGTACACGACGCGGAGGTGGTGGACGAGGAGGACGGGCCGCGGCCCGTGCCGGACGACCCCGCGCTGTGCCGCAACACGCCGGCCCGCGCCGGTGTCATCGCCGCGCTCCGCGATGGCGGGGACGCCGAGGCGCTGGTCGACGTCGAGTACGGGTTGCCGATCGAGCAGGTGTCCACGCGGCGGCTGCGTGAGCTGCTGATCCGGGTGAGCCACTCGTGACCGCGGACGTCGAGCAGGCCGTGGACCTGCGGACCCTCGCCACCCGGGCCGCGCTGCTCGGTGCGATCCAGCGGCGCGTCAACGCCGAGGCGTCGGCGGCGCGGGAGGAGCTGGACGCGGCGCTACGCACCGCCCGGCGGGACTCGGGCACCAAGGGTGTGGACGTGACGGTGCCGGATGCGTTGGCGGCCGACGGGGAGCGGGTCGCGGCGACGGTGGCGTTCAACAGGGCGGGCAAGCCGACGATCGCCGTGGCGAACATGGAGTCTGCGGTGGAGTGGGTGGCGCGCAACCACCCGACGTTCATCCGTGAGGTCATCGACCCGACGTTCCTGTCGAGCCTGCTCAAGGGCCTGGACATCGTGGACGGGCAGGTGGTGCACCGCAAGACGGGCGAGGTGCTGGAGTGGGCGCGTCCGGTGCCGGGTGCGCCCGGCGCGATGGTGCTGCGGTACCCCGACGACGGATCCGACGCGCTCCTCGCTGCGTGGCTGGACGGGCTGATGTCCGACGTCCGGGTTGGTGCTCTCCCTGCCCCAGCAGCCACTTCCCCGGGGCAGGGGGCCTAGAGGTGGGGCGGGCAAGGGCGGGCCGGTGGAGGCCTGCGCGCGGAGCTGTGGTGGCCTACGCGTCCCTTGCCCGCCTCGCTGCTCCCGCCGTGTGCGGGGCGTCGCTACGGCACCGCGGCTCGCCGCCGCGTCCCTCCGGGGCCGCGCGGGGCGGGTGTGCGGTGTTCACGCCGCCCAGGGAGTTGGCCGGTACGCGGAACGGCGCGTGCCGGTGAACATCTTCCGTCGCTTCCTCGACGCCGCCGATGCGTTGCGGCTGGACCTCGACGCGGTGCGGCGGCTGTGTGGGGATGAGCGCGGGCCGGTGGGGTCGTGTCCGTGCGGCGGCTACCTGTTCGTGGAGTGCCCGGTGCAGGCGTACCGGGCGGGCGGGCCGGTGTGGGTGTCGCTGGTGTGCGCGGCGTGTCGGCGGGAGACGGCGTGCCCGGACGGGCGGCTCGCCCCGCACAGGCGGATCACGGGCGCCGCGTAACGCGGCGGGGTGTGGTGACGGTACATTATTGGTGCGGTGTAACGGTTTCCCGAGGGGGTTGTGGTGGTGGTGCACGAGATCGAGTACGCGGACATCTACGGGCGGGTCACGCTGGCCGAGTTTCTGCGGCTGGCCGGTTTGGTCGCGGCGGGCGCCGCGGACCCCGATGACCTGGCGGTCGAGTTCGCGCGGGGCGAGATGACGTTGACGCTGTCTCCGGACGAGTTCCGGTGCGCGACGAGTTTCGGCTGGTACGCGGCGTCGTTCTCGGCATATCGGCAATGGATGGCGGCCGATGACGTGGCGCAGCGCGAGGATCGGGAGATGTACCGGGGCAAGGCGGTGCAGGACTATCACGACCTGATCGTGGACGCGGCTGCGCAGATCGGGGAGCGGGCGTCGGTGGCGGCGGTGGAGTTGGTGTCGGTACCCGTGGCGCGGCGGCTGCGGCTGGTGCGGTAACGGGGGTTACGGCGGTTGTGGGTTACGGTACACAATGTGTTGTGCCGTACACCCTGAACCCGTTGAGGAGAACCGTCATGTCCAGAGCTGTGCAGTCGCCGTACCGTGCCGCGTCGACGTTCACCGAGCGGTGCGGCGCGCGCCTCGCGGGCGTCTCCGTTGACGACATGCCGGTTGAGGTCGAGCCGATCGAGGGGTGCGACGCGGTGTGGGGAACGCTGCGCGTGGCGCTGTGGTCGGCGCCGGGGCTTGCCGCGGACTGGTTCCTGCGGGTGTCGGACGGCCCGCGTCGACCGCAGGTGTGGCGGTACTCCGCGGAGGCGCGGGAGGTGGCCCGCTACGACTGGCGGTGGGCCGTGTCCGCCGCCCTGTTGTGCTGGGGTGACGTGCCCTCGGCGATCGTGCTGCGGGACGCCGACGGGCGCCCGGAGTTGGAGTTGGGCGTGGTGCAGCTCGCCCCAGCAGATCCGGTGGAGGCGTGGCGGTTCGCGGTGGTGGTGCGCTCGGACACGCCGGATGCGGCGAACGCGGTGCACGAGTGCATCAGCTACGACGAGGCGATGGAGGAGTGGTGCGCCACGGCCGAGCAGTGGGCCATCGAGGAGCTGGACCCGCAGGTGGAGTGGCTGGTGGACCCGGACCCGACCGTGGGGCGGTTCCAGCCGCCGGTCGCCCCGCGCCCGCCCGCGGTTCTAGCTGCGCGGCTGAGGATGCAGGTGGCGCAGGCCCGCGTCGAGTGGATGGCCGGGGTGTGCGGCTCAACGCTGCGGGACGCCCGGGACCGCGGCCTGCTGGACGCGTGGGGGTCGACGGAGGACGTGGCGGCGATGCTCGACGTGTCGCGCCCGCAGGTGTCCAAGGTGATCGCGGGGCAGGTGTGGCGCCGCCCGAACTACTCGTGAACCCTGGAGCGCGGGGCCCGACGAGGTCGTTTCTGTGTATGGTGTGCGAACGTCCCGCACGCGATTATTTCGGTGCTACATAAAGGGAATGTCCACGGATTCCCTTACCTAATTGAATAGTCCCGCAAAATGGAAAAGCGACCCACCCTATGCGATCCGGTTACCAGCCGGTTCAGGGAGAGCCGCTTCTCACGCCAAGAACGAGGTTACACATGGGAGCACCCGCGCGCATCCCTTGCACCACAACACGTCCCCCGGCGACGACCGATGTGTCCTCCCGTGAGGCAATCGCAGCCCACGGGAGAGACGTACATCACACCCGGGCGCTGCCCGCGTACTTTCCCGCACGCGCCTACGCCGTGCCAGAGGTGCTGCTGCGGGCCCGTGACCCCAGCGGCCTCGCCCTCGCCTACTGGCTAACCCTGGCCCGCATCGGCCACGGCAAAGGCGGGACGACGATCACCGACGAGCAGGCCGCCGAGCTGCTCAACGTCACACCGCTGCGGATCGCCAATGCCCGCAACGTCCTTATCGACTGCGACCTGGTGCACACCAGCATGCGCGGCCGGGCAGTCCTGCGCCGGGCCAAGCATGACCCGGACAGCTTCGTCACGCTCTCCTATCTGGTCGTGGACGAGCTGTGGGCGGGTTCGATCGACGCGAAGGCGGCCCGCCAGTACGCGCGGATACTCGACGCGCGGGCCGAGCCGGGTGTAGGCGCGGGGTGCGGTCTGACCGCCATTGAGCTGGCGAAGGGCATCAAGGGCCGCGACGGAGAGCGTCGGGGCGGCCTCGGTGTGCGCCCGGACAGCATCGCGGAGAGCGACCGGCAGCTCGTCGCGGCAGGGCTGCTACGCATCGAGACTAGGGCAGGTGTGGGGAAGATCCGCGTCCCGCTCCACGCGCACCCCGTGACCCGCCGGATCTCCGCGACTGCCCGCTACGCGCTGGCGCAGCGCCGCCGCTCCTGGGCTCTCCCGCGTTATCCACAGGATCGCGGTGCGCGTTGTCCACAGGCTGTGAGCCCCCTTCGAACCCCGCTCCCAAACCGCGACCGAACCCCGCTCCCAAACCGCGACCAGTCGCGTCCAGGCTGGTCAACGAACCCGCAGGTGGGACCGCAGATTCCGCGAAGACCGCGTACCGGCCCCATTAACGATGGAGAACTAACGAGTTCCGGTGCCGTGGTTGGCGCCCCGTGGGATGTCGAAGGTGCGGTGTGGCAACCGCAGCCGAAACGCAGAACCTCGAAGCCATCTGATTTCGCTGATCGGCGGCAAGCCGCAGCCCACCAGGTGTGAGGTGGTTGTGCGTGCGCTGTTGCCGCTGCTGTGGAGCGCGCTGCGCGCCGAACACCCCGCCGCACGGGTGCACCTACGCCTCCCGCGCGTAACACCACAGGTGGCCTGGCCCATTCGCCGCCGCATCCAACCAGACGGGCCAGGCCGCAAGGCCACGTCCCCAGCGCATGCTTTTGGTGTACCGCAGCACACGCCGCCAAACACACGCTAGGAGCACCACCTCATGAACGACGGCTTCAACACCTACACCGTCATCGGCACCCACGACGCGAACGAGTTCGCCGTCGCCACCGCGGTCATCCGTGGGGACGTAGCCGTCACCCTGGTCGACAACACCTCGCTCGGCTGGGTCGAGGTCGTGCGGGCAGACAGCGCCTACGACGCCGCGAGCGCCGCAGTCAACGCCGTCGAAGCGATCGAGGCATGAGCACCGCGGCGGTGAAGGGCGACCGCGTCCAGCTGGACCACTGCGCCGACCCGCACACCCACCTCACGCCCGGCGCCACCGGCACCGTCGTGCACATCGATTCCCTGGGCACCGTGCACGTCGCCTGGGACAACGGTCCCACCCTGGGGCTCGTGCCCGACGAGGACCACTACACGGTGATCAAGTGACCGCCGCCCACGCACGCCGCCAGGCGTGGCTGACCGAGCTGTGCACCGCGATCGACGCCGACAACGACACGGCCTGCGAAGCGGTCGTGCGCCGCTTCGCGACGGAAGGGCCCGCCCTGGGTCGCACCGAACGCTGGCAGGCCGCCTGCGCCTGGGCGGCCGCGCGGGTCGCCGAAGGTGCCAACCCCTACTGGGCCGCCGTGCAAGGCAGCATCTTCATCGCCCACGCCAACAACTGAAAATCCACCACCCACCGGCATGTCACCGAAAGGACACCACCATGCCCCGCCTCATCACCGACTGGACCCCGTTCCCTCCCTGCCCCGTCTGCATCGCCAAAAAGGGACAGCAGTGCGTCGACCTCCGGCCCCGCGAAGATGGTGAACTCCACCCGATCACCTACCCGCACATCCCGCGGCGCGGCCTCGACATCGACCCCCAACGGCTCCGCACCCCACGCGGCAGCGGCAACGCCGCCAGCCGCAACTACCGCAGCCGCGCCGCGGTCCCCTACCCGGAACTCGCCGCCGAACGGACCCGCACCGTCAACGCGCTCCTCGCCGAGCGTGGCTACGGCCCCGCCGTGAAGGTCAAGTCCGCGGCCGGCACCGAAACCGTCGTCACCATCGGCGAGTACGACCCGCAGGAGCTGAAGGCCGCGCTCCGCACACTCAAGTGGCAGGGCATGCAGATCGACCGCACCCCGACCACGCTCGTCATCACCCAGAGGTGAAAGCCCCCCAGGCCGCGCCCCGCCGCCCCGAGAGAGGACCGAAAGAGTTGACCCGCCCCGACTTCGTCACCGAGCAACGCATCCGCACTGTGGAAGCCCGCACCAGCCGCCTCGAAGAGGACTTCCAGACGTCCATGTACGTGATGGGCCGCAGGGTAGCTGGCCTGCAAATCACCCTGGCCCGCGTCGCCGCCTCCCTCAACGTGACGCCCGCGAACGAAGCCGAGATCGATGAGGCCCTGGAGGGATGATGACTCGTGCCCTTGTCGTGCACCCGCACGGCACCGCCCGCCTCGTGGACGTCGAACCCGTCCCCGGCACCGGATCGCTGCTGCCCTGGCTGCAGCAGCTGGTCGGCGGCTACATCGAAGGGGTCTCGCCTGGTGCCGCCGCGCCCGATCGGGAGCCGGCGTGGCACGCCTACGTCAACGAGGAAGGCAAGATCCTCGGTTTGCCGATCAATGAGCAGGCGACTGGTATCGCGGCCGTGTTCGGTTGGCCCGGCCTCCCGCACGACGTCCTGAACGGCACGGTCGTGTTCCTCGGCGACGGCCCCGACGGTGGGGAGGGCGACGTGCCGGACTACCTGGTCGACGCGGCCCGCGCCGCCCGGCTGCTGCCGTTCGCGGTACGGGTCTTCCACAACACGGCCCGCGACGCCAACGACCGGCCGATCGCGATGCTCGACGGATACGCGGCCGCCCACGTTGTGACGTGCGTCGCCGAATGCACGGTCGACAGCACGGGCGCCACGGACCTCGCGGTGTGCGACGAGGCGTACCGGTTGTTCAACGTGGGGGACGATCCGGAGTTCGGGACACCGGACCCGGAGGCGGTCGAGTACCGGGCGCGCCGCAACCGGTCGTTGTCCGTCGGTGACGTCGTGTCGGTCGACGGCCGCCACTACGCGTGCGACCCGCGGGGGTGGCGGGCGATCGACCCGCCGCGGGTGGACACGGTCACGACGTACGGCACCACGCCGCTCGGCGACGAGGCGGCGGGGCAATGATGGAGTTCCAGCCGCCCAGTCGGGGCGGGCCGATCATGGCGTGCGCGGTGTGCGCCCGCGTCCTGGACGCCCAAACCGACGGCGGTCGCCTCGTCGGGTACCGCCACCCCGATCACTTCACCGCCGCCGACCACGTCGCCGTGCCGGTGCCGCAAGCGCAGGTGCACGTCGAAGGGGTGTGCGACTTCTGCGGTGATCCCGGGCCGGACTGGGTGGTGCCGGCCCGCACGTTCGCCTACATCGCCCGTGCGTTCGATGACGACGGCACCGAGGTTGACGTCGACGGCGGCCTCGTCCGCAACCAGGTGGGGAACTGGGCCGCCTGCGCGCGGTGCGCGGGTTACGTGACGCGCGGGATGAGTTCATGATCCGGTCCCTGGTGGAGTACTGGCAGCTGCTTCGGGACAACATGACCGGGCCACCCAGGCCGGCAACCCCGGAGGACTGGCGGTGACGCCGCCCGCGGACGTGGTGC